CTAGAGGTTTCCAAGGATTTACTGGTGCTGCTGGAACTAATGGAACCAATGGAGCAACTGGAGCTCAAGGAGCAACTGGAGCGCAAGGTGCTGCTGGAACCAATGGAACTAACGGTGCAACTGGAGCGCAAGGAGCTACAGGTTCAACTGGAGCCGCTGGAGCTACTGGAGCGCAAGGAGCTACAGGTTCAACTGGAGCCGCTGGAGCTACTGGAGCTCAGGGTGCTAGAGGTTTCCAAGGATTTACTGGTGCTGCTGGAACTAATGGAACCAATGGAGCAACTGGTGCAACTGGAGCTCAAGGTTTCCAAGGAGTTGCTGGTCCAACCGGAGCAACTGGATCTACTGGATCAACAGGTTCAACTGGAGCACAAGGTTTCCAAGGAGTTGCTGGTCCTACTGGATCAACTGGTTCTACTGGACCTCAAGGTCCTGCGGGTCCTACTGGAGCGACAGGAGCAACAGGTCCTGCTGGTGGTGGAGGTTGGGGTGCCAATTGGCATTTTAACTCTTTAGGAGTTGGCGTTGGTCCTACTAACGTTGCTGGTCAAATTGTTGCAACTAACGATATCATCGCATATTATTCAGATAGAAGACTTAAGGATAATATCGAACCTATCGAAAATGCACTTGAAAAAGTTGGAAAAATAAGAGGTGTATCTTATACTCAAAACAAATTAGCAGAAGAGTTTGGATATAATGATTATAGACAACAAGTCGGAGTAATCGCTCAGGAGATTCAAGAAGTATTACCTGAAGTAATTAAACCAGCACCATTTGATATGGACGAGAATGGAAATTCTAAAACTGGAGAAAATTACATCACAGTACAATACGAAAAAATCGTACCTTTATTGATTCAAGCAATCAATGAATTAAAAGCAGAAATTGAATTACTTAAAAAATAATCTAATTTCATATTAAAACTAAGGGGATCGTAAGGTCCCCTTTTTTATTGATATATAATAATGTAGTATGATAATAAACTAATCTAATTTTAATCATATAATAAATATGGCAGACATTATATCACATTTAACAACTTCCGAAAACATATTAATGTATGTTGATTCGGTAGAAAAGAAACCAACATCATATTTAATTAAAGGCTGGATCTTTGCAGCAGATTATAGCAAAGTAACTGACATCTTTGTAAAAGATGGAAAGGCATCATGTAAATTTCATGAAAGAACAGATGTATCTAATTTTTATCCTAATTTAAAAGAAACTAATATCGGTTTCGAAATAAACATCCGAAAAACAGATATTTTTAAGAAGGTAATTGTATCAACAGAAGATACGAATGGAACAACAGGAACTTCTTATGAAATTGAATCTTTTGCTAAATGGGTATCATATTATTCTGGTGTTTCAAATGAAAATAAGGGAGTTATCGTCGTAGATAACTTTTACAAAGATCCGGATTTTATTAGAGAATGGGCAATAAAAGAAATTGAATTCTCACCTTCAGCATATCACAAAGGGGAAAGAGCAATCAATAGATTCTCAATCTATGGTATGAAAGAAAAGCTTGAAGAGATAATTGGAAAACCAATCTATAACTGGAATTATGATGCATATGCAAATGGTATATTTCAATTCTGTACAGCAGATCAGCCGATTGTTTACCATGTAGATAATCAAACTTACGCTGGAATCGTATTCTTAACGCCAGACGCTCCACCATCAACTGGAACTGCTTTCTACAGAAGTAAAGTTACCGGTGATTATAGCTTTAATGATGAGAAAAGAAAAACAATAAACTATGTTAGAGCTTTCCAGGGTAAAAATGCTGAGATGAATTTTTATGATGGAACTCATTTTGAAAAAATAGATGAGGTTGGAAATGTTTATAATAGATTAGTATTGTTCGATGCTAAGAACATCCATGCTGCTACTCAGTATTTTGGAGATGCAATAGATAACTCAAGATTCTTCCACATGTTCTTTTTTGACGTATAATAACTTAATAATATAATATGAAATTTCAAATAATTACTAGAAGCACTAGACTAAATAATTTAGAAAAGGTTAGGGATTCTGTTTTTAACAACATACCAAAAGGATGTAAAGTAACTTGGCACATTGTATTCGACACAAAAGTATTAAAAGATATTGATGCCGAATTATTAAATAGACTAAGCGATGAAAATACACAATTCCACTTTAGAAAAGGGGATGGATGGGGACTAAGCCAATTAAACCCGATAATTCAAAAATTAGAAGGTTGGATCTATCACTTAGATGATGATAATATTCTGCATGAAAATTTCTACAGTACCATTAAAAAAGCAAAGTTAGAAGATAAAAAAGCGGTTATCTTTTCACAAAAAGTCGGAGGTATCGATTTTTCAGGAGTTGACATTAGATATGCAAAACCTGAAAATGTTAGAGTAAGAGAAATTGATCTAGCACAATGGCTTATACACTCAAGCTTACATAAAGATAATTTGTATGGTTCAGGATATACTGCAGATGGAGAATTTATAGAAAAATTACATAACAAAAATCCAGAGCAATTCTATTTTATTGAAAATGTATTATGTTATTATAATGCACTTGAAAAGAAATCATCAGCTAAAGTTCCGAAGATTCTTTATATAGGTCAAGATGAACCAGAATTAAAATCATATAAAGTTTTATATTATGAAGCCGATAATTTAGAAGTAAAATATCTAAAATCTGACGAAAATATAAATATACATCTTTCTGTTTTTAAACCTGATTGTATTATTTCTCGTGGAGAAAGTTGGCAAGAATTTCCATACCTTGCTGCAATGCCTCTACAATTTCGTAGAAAATGGATTAATATTCCAAATAATGTCTCTATCGAAGAGGTAGGTCAATCAGCATATCAATGTTCTATGAACACGATGTTAAGCCCGGATTCACTTGAAGATTCAGAAATGGTTTCATACTTTACTCCAATATATAACACTGGAGATAAACTCTGGAACACGTACAAATCATTACTAGATCAGACCTATTCAAATTGGGAATGGGTACTGGTAAACGATTCAGCAGATGGTGGTAAAACCTTAAAAATCGCTGAAGAAATTGCGAGTAAAGATCCTCGAGTTAAATTATATGACTTTAGAGAAAAAAGTGGAGGTAATATCGGAGAAGTAAAGTGGAGATGTTGTACTCTTGCTAAAGGATTTATTCTTGCAGAATTAGACCATGACGATTTATTAGTTCCATGGTGTACTGAAGATTTATATAAAGCAGCAAAGAAACATCCAGAGGCTGGATTCTTTTTTAATGACACGTTAGAGGTTAATGAAAATTGGGAATGTCAAACATATCCTGAAGGATTTGCTTTTGCGTATGGATCTTATAGAGATGAGGAGTATAATGGACAGATGATGAAAGTTGCAACTCAACATAATATCAATCCCAAAACAATTAGACATATTGTTGGTGTTCCAAACCACGTAAGAGCGTGGAGAAGATCGACCTATTTTGAAATTGGTGGACATAATAGAAATCTTACAATAGCAGATGATTATGAATTGATCGTAAGAACTTTCTTAAAAACAATAACATGCAAAATTCCTAAATTAGGATATGTTCAATTTTTATACAATAACGCAACTGGACAAAACACACACGATTTAGCTAGAGCTGATATTCAAAGAAGAGTAAGAACAATTTCTTATTATTATAATGAACAAATCAAAGATAGATTTGAAGAACTTGGTTTAAAGGATTGGGCTTATGATGAAAATCCTGAAGCACCTTTAAATACAGAACCTAGATACGGAGAATCTGAAATGGCTGCAAATATAACATACACTGAAAATGAATAACATATTCGTTAAAATATGGGTTCACAATAGAGAAGTCGATCTTATGGTCGACTTCTTATTGGATAGAACAAAAGAAGTACCTCATTATTTTATCAGTATTTCTGATGTACCTCAATCAATAACAGGAGGGTGGGTTGAATTGTCTATATCATTCACCGATTATTTAAAACTTAGACAATCTCACGACCACCTAGATTTTTTATCTGAACTATAAACTTTTTTAAAAATATCCATATAATTAGTATATGGCAAAGAATAAAAAAGAACAGAAGATATACGTAGTTAAACCAAAGGTAGGAGAATGTTATCATTTTAGATTTGCGGGAAGTCCTATGTTTGGTCCGATTATTGAATTAAATGAAAGTTTAACTAAACACTATGGACATGCTTGGTTTTGGATGACAGACGATAAAGATCGGAATGGAACTAAGTGCCGATATCCTGTATCAATTTATAATATTTCTAAAGATTTAAAAGATGTATAGTCAAAAAGAATTAAAATCGATGTTGTTTATCGATATTGAAACCGTTTCAGAATTCAATAGTTATGATTCATTTAAAGCAACAAAACCAAGTATTGAAAAATACTGGTCTAAAAAAGCAGAACAACACAGATCTACAGAATCACAATTACGATTACTTAGTGATAGCGAACTTTATGATAGAATGTCAGCATTATCTCCAGAATTCGGAAAGATTATTGTTATCTCTATTGGTCAAATAAAATTTGATGAAAGCGGAGAGTTTTCATCATCAAAAATTAAGTCTTTTTATGGAGATGACGAAGCTCAAATTCTTAAAGAATTTATGGGAACCGCTCAATCGATTTTTAATGCAAATCCAGGAATTCAATTTATTGGACATAATATTAAAAACTTTGATTTTCCATATCTAATAAAAAGAGCCATTATAAATGGCGTTAAAGTTCCTGTTCAATTTCATTTACAAAAGAAAAAACCATGGGAAAACTGTTTATTAGATACTTATGAGATATGGAAATTTGCAGGATGGAGTAGTACTTCCCTTGATTTAATTTGTGATTGTCTTAACATTCCTTCCCCTAAATTAATCATGAAGGCTGAAAATACAACACCAGAATATTGGAATGGAAATCTAGAAAAGATTAAAGAATATTGCGAAGGTGATGTTGTTGCAACAATGAACGTGATGTTAAAAATATCAGGTCTACCAATACTTTCGTAACCATGAAGATATGGGCATATGTAACAGTCTGGAATGAGGAGCGTATGCTTCCTTATTATCTAAGACACTATTCTAGTTTTTGTGAAAGAATAATTGTCCTAGATAATGAATCAACAGATAACACGGTAACACTATGTAGAGAATGGGATAATGTTGAAGTTCGAACATATAGTACCGGAGAAACCTTTGACGATTATGTCCATTTAGATTTAAAGCATAAATGTATTGAAGAGGCCAAAGGAAAAGCGGATTATATTATTGTAAGTGACTGTGATGAATTTATAATACACCCAAATATTATCGAATTCTTGCAACAATCAAATTCACCCGTAATATTTCCAGCAGGGTTTCAAATGGTATCACAAAGTTTTCCAGAATCTCATGGTCAAATATACGATGAAATCGGGCATGGAACTCCAGATCCATGGTATTCGAAGCCCATTTTAATTAATCCAAACCTAATAGAATCTTTAGAATGGATTGAAGGTTGCCATGAGATTGAACTAAATTCTAAATTAAATGGAGATATAGTACATCCAGTTCCGGTTGAAATTAGACCAGTTGGCGAATGGAATGGACATCCATGGGGTAGATGGAAAATGCAATTTGAGGTTTTAGAAACATTTAATGATTTTCCTATAAAACTATTACATTATAAATTTATGGGCAAAGAATATGTTGAAGAAAGATATCGACTATATGCTCAAAGAAATAGCGAATCAAATAAAAATGCAGGATTAGCAATACATTATAGTGAATCTTTAGAAAATAATACAATACAATCTAAAATAGATGAGATTCAATCTAAAGCAATCAAGGTTAATTGTTAATAACTTTAACAAAAAATTAACATAAAAAGTTTTACCGATTGAAATATTATGTTTATATTTACATATCAAATTAAAGATAACAACTATGGAAGACGATTTTTACGAAGGATTTGAAGAAACATTCGACATTGAATCAATATTAAAAGATACTCGTATGCAAGAAATATTATATGATTTAAAACTTAAGCTAGCAAACGAAAACTATAACATGATAATCAAAAATGGAATTGATATTCATGAGATGATTTATCGAGGAATTAGCATCGCACCTCTGGTAAATACGCTGAATGATATGTTAGCTATATTTGTAGAATTAGAGGAATATGAAAAATGTTCTAAGATTAAAAAGATATTAGACGAAATTAACAAAGGAGCCTAAGCTCCTTTTTTCTTTAATATATAATATAGTAATAAAGTAATAAAGTAATATGGAAGACGAAACATTAAAAAGAATTGCGGATAGTTTAGAGCGCATCGCGACACTTTTAGAAAATAAGCAAGTTAGAGAAATTAATATCCATAAAAAATCTCAAATTGCCGAGAAAAAAGAGAACGCGAAAAAACAAGTTCGTACCCGACCTATTCCTGAAAGAAAACAAACTATTAGGGTAAAAACAGTAGCACCAAACTCTTCAAAATAGCCTAATGAATTATTATGAAACTCTTAACGTTTCTAAAAATGCTTCACAAGATGATATTAAAAAATCATATAGAAAGCTTGTAAAGGAACACCATCCAGATAAAACTGGAGGGGATGACACTAAGTTCAAACAAATCTCAGAAGCTTACGAGATTTTAGGAGATCCTACAAAAAGAAAACTACACGATAACAAGAATTCTGGATATACTGCTTTTAGAAGACCAGACCAAAGAGCATATAATAGTGATCAATGGGAAGATCTGTTTTCTACATTTGGCGGAGATTTCACCGATATGTTTAATCAATCATTTGGCGGAAATGCTAGAGGTTCTGATGTCAGAGTGTCACTAAATATAACAATAGAAGAAAGTTATGAAGGAACAAGAAGATATGTCGATGTCGGAACTGGCGGCTTCAATATTAATATCCCTAGAGGAATTCCAAACGGAACTAAACTCAAGGTCCCTGGAAGAGGAGCAAAACACCCAATCAATACCGGAGCCCCAGCAGGAGACGTAATTTTAACAATAAATGTTCTACCAGATGCTGATTTAATAGTAAATGGTAATGATATTTATGTCGACCTCAGTCTATCATGGATTGATATGTTATTAGGAGGTGATTTTGAAGTTAAAACAAAAGTACACACTGTAAAGATTAAAGTCCCAGAAGGTTCTCATGATTTTAAAATACTCAGGGTTGTTGACAAAGGAATGCCAATATATAATCAAGAAGGATTTGGTAATTTAATGGTGAAGCTTAGAACTTTACCGATTCATTTAACCGAAGACCAAATTGAAATACTTAAAAAGATTAAAAATTTGTGATGGATGATTTAGACGAGTACGAAAACAACGAAACAAAATTCATTAAAAAGTTACATGAATCTTCAAGAGAAGATATGATGGAACTAATATATAGTTCTATAATCAAAGACAAGATGGGAGCATTAAATCATAACGCTCCAGTTGAAGATAAAATAGAAGGTGTTCAAAATGTACTGAATTTCTTTAAAGAAAGAGAAGAATATGAAAAGTGCAAAGAACTCAAAAAAATAATAGACAAACTTTCATGCTTATAATTAAAGTAGATAATCAAAATATAGAAAAGGCGCTTAAAACTTTAAAGCACAAAACTTTTGCCACCAAACAGCTTAAAGAACTTAGGGAAAGAGAGGAATATGTAAAACCTTCTGTCACTAAAAGATCAGAAAAAAGCAAGGCAAAATATAGACAATCATTCCAGGACGAATAACTATAATATAATGGTATAGTACCATTTTTCACCCGGAGATTGACAAATACATTGCCATCTAAATATATACATTAGATTGCTACTTTAAGTGGCTTCTAATAAAAACAATATTAAAAGATGGAAAATATAACAGGAGAGGAAAGAGACTCTCTGATGAGATCCAGCTACTACATAATTACCCGCAACTTTACAAAAACCGTTAATAGGTTTGTTGTATACCAAGATGGTAAAAGTACAATCGATATTCCACATGGAATCGGACAAAGAAGTAAATTCATTGATGTCCTAATCGAGTATTTTGTTGCGCTCGAAGAATACGAAAAATGCGAAACACTTAAGAAATTGAAAGACCTTGTCATAATGGCGGGCGACTAAATATATCTCAATTTATGCAGAAAAAGACTAATTCAGAACCAACACCTAGTGTTAAACGAATGTCAGTTAAAGAAGACAATATCAAACATGTTAATTTACGAGACAATCAAAGAGAATACGTCCAACAGATTCTTAAGAATCAAATCACATTTTGTTCCGGCCCGGCCGGAACCTCAAAAACATTTACTGCATGCTACACATCCTTATTGTTACTTGCTGAAAAAAAGGTCAAGAAGATTATTTTATGTAAACCAATCCAAGAATCTGGAGAAAAACTAGGATTCTTACCAGGAGATATTGCCGATAAAATTGATCCATACATGCAATCTTATATTTCTAACTTTAAGAAAATTGCAGGTGATGAATTAATCGAAAGCCTTATTCATTATGGTTTAATAGAATTCAAACCACTTGCTTTCATGCGAGGAGATACTTTTGATGATGCCTTCATGATTTTAGATGAGGCTCAAAATGCAACATTCAAGCAATTAATGTTATTCACAACAAGAATGGGTAAAAGTTCTAAAGTTCTAGTAACTGGAGACGTTAGTCAATATGATATACCTAAAGCACATGCTGGATTACCTGGATTTATGCAATTAATGAAAGGCGTAAATGGTGTTGGAGAACATATCTTCGGAAATAAAGATATTGTTAGAGCTAAAATACTTCAAGAAGTTGTAGATCGTTACGACAAATGGAGAATTGATAATCCTGAAAAATAAAGAAACAATCTAGAATCCATCTATATAATATGTATAAAAATATATAGATGGAAACTAGACAAATATTATTAAAGTCATCATATTCTGGTGACGAATCAGTTATAGAAATTGGGCTTGATGAAGCAGGTCGCGGAGCTCTTGCAGGACCTGTTACAGTCGCAGCATGTATTATGCCATTTGGATTTGAGAATCCACTAATTAAAGATTCTAAATTACTTAATGAACAGCAAAGAAAAGATGCTAGAAAAATTGTTGAGGAGAATGCACTAGCGTACCATATCGAACACATCTATCCAGATGAAATAGAATCAACAAATATTCTTAAAGCCACCTTAATCGGAATGCAGCGTTGTCTAGAAAATGTCCAATCCAAATTCAAATTTGATTTTATATTAGTCGATGGAGATCAATTTCATGGATTTGAAGGTATGCCATTTGATACAATAGTAGGTGGAGACAATAAATATATCTCAATTGCTGCTGCAAGTATCTTAGCAAAAACCGAAAGGGATGCTATGATGAAAGATTTGGACATTGAAACTCCGGGATATGGCTGGAATTCAAACAAAGGATATGGAACAGCACAACATATTAAAGCAATTAAAGAAATGGGTCCTAGTGAATCTCATAGACCTAGTTTTATATCACACCTTTTAACCGAGACCACCTCATTATTCTAATGAAGAGTCTAATATATGGAATCCTATTATTTTTATTAGGACAATCGATGATATGGTTTCAAACTAATGGTCAATTCGTATGGCCATGGTTTAAAAAGAATCCAATCATAGTTGCACTGATAGGAGGAAGCACAATATCTTATATGTTTATTGTTGCAACTCGATTAGTTGCTGAATATTATGGAGGAGAGATATGGCCCGGTAGGTTTTTAGGATTTGCGACAGGAATGGTTGCCTTTTCAATATTAACCTACATCATAATGGGAGAACCTCTAACTACAAAAACGGTCGTTTCATTAATAATATCCTTAGTACTTGTATGCATCCAAATTTTTTGGAAGTAAATTGTTAATAACTTTTTGAAAATAATTCACCCGACATTTTTTTATGTCGGGTTTTTTGATTATATTTACATATCAAATTAAAACAAACGAATTATGACTTACACAAATTTTGACAGACACGAAAATATGAATGATGAAACTCGATTCGAAATTCTTTCTTTAATTAAAGAAGTATCGTACTCAGAAGAAATCGAAGATGAAGCATCTTTCAATATTCAAAACAAACTTTACGGTTTATTTGATGGATATTTATATGCAGATCTTCAAATTGAAGCCCTAAAATTAACAACAGAATTAGCATCAAAAATTATCAGAATCTTCGATATCTGTAATCGTTACCCTAAATTAGAAACTTTAAATCAATAATCATATGGAAACTTTTGAAAAAATACAAGTAATAAAAGAATTAGTAACGAGATATTTTGATGAAAATGCAGGTAGTACTATCGGATGGTTAACTTTAGCAAATTTAACTGAAGATGAAAAAGCCCACATCATTAATATAGGTACTTCAATACTTTGTACTAAATGGGATATTGGTTATCCAGGTGGTGGATTTGTACAAGCATTCGTAAATAATGATTTGATGAGAGCTATTGGAAGTGCAGATGGAATTTCATACAAAGGTTTTAAATTCTTTGCACAACTGATGTACAATGTTGGAATGCCAGTTCTAAACTAATTTAAGTTATCTAATATAAAATATATGAATGTAAATTACGGATACTGTTGTATCAATCTAACACTAGACAAAGCTGGCATAAAAATTGGCCGCTCGATGATTAAGAAAACATTTGATGCTCGAGGAATCAAATATGCTGGTGAACTTGCAGAAGCAAACGTTCGAGACATGATTGAAATTATTAAATGGAATAATAAGAACGGAGTTAAAGTGTATCGAATGTCTTCAAGTATGTTTCCATGGATGTCTGAATATGAACTTACTGATTTACCAAATTGGTCAATAATCGAAAATTTACTTAAAGGCGCCGGCTCTCTTGTTCAAAAATATGGTCAGCGAGTTGGATTCCATCCAGGTCAGTTCTGTGTTTTACCAAGTCCAACTCAAAAAACAGTAGATACAACAATCAAAGAATTAGACCAGCATGCATTTATCATGGACACAATGGGGCTTCCTGCTAATCAATATTATTCAATGAATATTCATGTTGGTGGATCTTATGGTGACAAAGAAGCTGCAATACAGAGATTTATCGATAACTTTAAATTGTTATCTACATCAGCACGGTCAAGATTGGTTGTCGAGAATGATGATAAACCTGCACAGTATTCAGTATCGGATTTATATCGAATTTATGAGGCAATAGGAACACCAATCACATTCGATTACCATCACCATAGATGTTATGAAGATCCGATGCCAGAAGAAGATGCTCTTCGACTAGCCGCTTCAACATGGCCCGAAGGCATTCGACAGCTATGCCACTATTCAAGTGCAAAGAAATTACATGAAGATTCTAGTGCTATTATCAGAGCACATGCAGATTACTTATATGAGTACATCGAAACTTATGGAATGGAACTTGATATTGAAATAGAAGCTAAAGCAAAAGAATTGGCCCTACAAAAATACGAAAAGGATTTTACCTTAATATATAGCTAAAAATATAGAATATTCTGTGAAACAAAAAACGATTGAACTTGACAAAATTAAAAAAGATGTCAGTTTATTTATAGATGCTCTCAAAAAAGAGGGTATTGAGACAAAAGACATGTCTAAACTTATAACTTCAGCTCTTATTGAAAAAAGAAAGTTGACAAAAGAAGAGGGAAAACATGTAGTTTCACAGCTTAAAAATATTAGCAAAACTCTCGGACTGGCGACTATATTTCTGCTACCGGGAGGTTCTATATTCTTTATATTAATTCACTATCTTGGTATACGAGATTACTTTTTATCAGATAGTTTTAATTACTTGAAAAAATAAGATATATAAAATCTATAACAATCTATAAAAAAATATTAAATTATGGCAAGTATTAAAAAATTCGAAGACTTTGTTTCAGAAATGGACAGAGCTGAGGAAATAGAAGCAGAAGTATCTATTGAAGGAACTCCGGAAGTTAAAACTAAAGAAGAGACTGAAGAGGAAGCTGAAGAAATTCAAGGTGTTGACGAGGCTGGAGAAGCTAATTTAGGTACTGATGATGGCGCTAAAGAAGTCGTTAAACCAGTTTCTGAAATGTTAAAAGAATGCTATGAAGCATTAAAATCTGAAGCTAAAGTTTGGGAAGAAGATGCACATGATGAGCACACTGTAGAAACTTACATGGCTGAAAATGCATCACTAGTTGCTGGATTAGCAGCAAATACTCTTAAAGAAATGAAAGCTGACATGGAAACAGAAGCTTATGAAGCATGTTTAAATAAAATGTCTGAAGCATTTGCTAAGAAAATAAATGAGATAAAAGAAATGAAGGACGCTGTTGACGCGGACGACGTTGAATAAACTCCCGATTAAACTAAATAAAAAGTCTATATATAATACAACATATATAGACTTTTTTTATGCCTAAAATACCGACAGAAATAATTTATATGCAAGTTGCATATCAGTTCGCCAAGCTTAGCTATGCCGAGCGTAGAAAAGTGGGTTGTGTTATTGTTAAAGATAAACAAGTAATCTCATTTGGTTACAATGGAACTCCACATGGATTCGATAATGCATGTGAATGTGTTGAAAAAACAGGATGGGACTTTCCAGAACAAGCAGAATTACTAGAAGAAAATGGATGGACAATATCTGATACTGAATCAGGTTGCGCACATCGACAAGTAACTAAACGTGAAGTTCTACATGCTGAATCAAACGCAATTATGAAAGTTGCAAAATCAACAATGAGTTGTGAAGGAGCTGATTTGTATACAACAACATGTCCTTGTTTTGATTGTGCAAAATTAATCATACAATCCGGTATTAAGAAAGTATATTACACAGAAGATTATAGAGATATGAGCGGCGTCGAGTTACTTAAAACGGCAGGAATAGATGTTGAACACGTAATTGCATGGAATGAGTTTTAATAAAAAAATAATACCAGAACCGGAGGTTCTTATAACATATTTAAAAGAATATGGCAGCAATTCTTTCTATATTCGATATATTAAAAATGTCGATGCAATGATGGGAAATAGTGAAGGAATTGATTATATAGAGGAATTCGAAACTAAATACTATAATAGAAATGAAAATGATCCGGAGTTCTATGAATTGGATTAAGAAACAATTTTCGAAAAAAGAATATAATTATCAAAAAACGCAAACAATGGAATTAGTGAAAGACACTGTTATAAAATATCAATGGAAAAAAGGAGATTACTTTGGAAAAGTAGTTGAAGTAAAAGAGAGCGATTCAAAATTTACATATTTTACAGATGGATCTCAGATCTTTAATGACGTTATTGATGAATTCTTAGAAAAAGTAGTTGGTGATGAGTTACCTTTTCCCGGAGCACAATCATTAAATGAAATTTCAGCCGGAATTAAAACAGAACAGAAACCAGTAAAAAAGGCTGTAAAAGAAGTTCAAACTGAACCAGAAAAATCTCCATTAGAAGAGTTAGTTGCTAAACTATCTAAGAAAAACATGGAACCCTTCCAAACGACGATTAATTTAAACATACCAAATAAACAAATATTCGATATGTTAATTGAAAACGCAGATGAGGACAAAGAGAATTTAATTAGTACAATTGCCAAGGTGGCAGTCTCACAAATTGAGATAAATAAACTACAAGAATATTTAACACAAGAAGTAACAATTTTTATTAACAATTACTATAATGGCAAAAACAACGACACAGTCTAGAAGACAAAGAAGAGCTCAATTTAGAGCAATCGGTTATTTGAAAATCAAAAACATGTTTGGAAGATTTTCTGAACCAGGACAGGCTTGGTATAACAAGATGCGAGAAGCAGGAAACGAAGCTCATGAAGCTAACGTTAAAAGAAATTTAGATGCAACTGAAAATGCTTTACAAACTAAAGCAAATGATTTGAAAAAAACATGGGCATCTATTGGTTATAATGACGCTGAAATTGCAATGCTTGAAGAGGCATTCTTTGGTTTATCTATTAAGAATAAAGCAACTCGTAAAGAAGATAAAAAAGCAGCTAGAAAATTAATGAAAGACGCGTCTAACTCATTAAAATCTAGAACAAATGCAAACAGTTAAAATAACACTAGCAGATAATGGTGTTATAAAAACTGTTGTTGATGACAATATTAATTCAGCTGGAGAATCTTTTGAATCGACAACTGTTTATGATTTTGAAGATTCAACCGCAAAATTAAGGTTCATTAACGAACTTTGCGTTGATATTGGATTATCTTTCGGTAATTCAAAGAGCAAACACCAAATAAAAGTTATCGAAGATTGGGGAGTAGATTACATTCCAAATTCTGAAGAGAAACTTGAAAAAATAAAAAGTTTAAAGAAACAACTTGACCGTCTTTCTTTAAATGATTAACAACTAAATGAATAATTTATCAATTGAATGTGTATTGTGCCCGTCAAGAAGAGAATTTAATAGGTTTATAAGAAATACGGAAAAGGATATGGTAAAAGTTATCGATCACGTTTCTATTAAAAATAAACTTATTAAATCTGATCCTTACGGCCAAGATCCAAGCAATTCAATTATAGGATTAACAATAATCAATGAAATTACGCGATGTTTACGTTCTGATACGATGAATGTAAACCGCGTAATTTATTTGTTTAAAAACCTTGATTTTGAAATTATTAATAATTTTAAGGGAATGGTTCAATTAAACAGCGAAAGAGATTACTCAATCTCCCTAACAGTAATTAACACGAAAGAAAAAATCGAAGAACGAATCATAACTCTTTTTGATTCGGTTAATACTATCAAAAATGATTAGACATAAACTTTTTTCAAAAGGTGAACAAATACATGTTCTAATTTCAAACAACCGATATAGCAATATAGTGTTTCCGGTTAAAGCAATTATCCATGATGTGGAATTTAACGATAAAATGCCAAGGTATCAGGTTCGCATCCTAAAGTTCTACGATGATATTGATTTTCTTAAGAGATATATGTTTGATATGCGATTTGAAAAAACATTCGAAGGTGGAGTTACTTCATTTAGAATTGCTCGTCAAAAAATAGCAAGCGTAAAAGAATTTCAAGAGCATATCGATTCTAAATGGGAATCATTTTTAATTGTAGTAGATTCTGTGTTATGTACTCGGACATATAATGAAATTAGCGAGTTATATAATAACATACAAGATTTTTTAGTCGAGAAAGCAATTAGAGATTTATATGAACTTACAAATAGATCTACATACTCAAAAGGAAAATATCATTATGAAAGTAAGGGTGTTTTTGAAGCTCATATTAAAAAATTCTTGGGCGAAAGGGCTGGAAAAGAAAAGGGTTATTTTGAAAAACTATTATATAGACCTCTATCTGCCGATTACGATAACTTAGAATAGTCCAGTTTCTTAGATATATACTTAATAAATATATTTAACAAGAATGGCAACAGAAAAAGGATGGTTTGATAGAGCGGCTGATAAAGCAAAATCTTCATTCAAAGTCGCAAAAGACAGTTCTTTAGGTAAAGGATTTATTAGTGCATATAATAATGTTATCGGTAAGGAATTTGGAATGATCGACGGTGGAACACCGGATGGAGTTCATTCTGGAACTAGAGGTAAAAGTAATGGATTAAAATCTGCTGTAAAACTTGACGATACTAAAAATAGAGCAGTTAGAAAAGACGGCGAATTTAAAATTGTTGGTGCTGGAGGGTCTAAATATTATGCGGATATTCAACCATCTGAAAGTTATACACCAAAGGGCAGTGAAACTACTACTAACACTGGAACTAATGAACCAGCAAAAGGACCAACAGTACCTTCATTACAAAGACCATATTCTCACTTCAACAATTATTCTTTAATAAATTATAAAGGAACTCCGCTTGAGGGTGAATCTAACGGATTTGCTAGTAGTGCTAGTGGTGGAACAATCTATCAAAAAATAGATCCTAAAAGACTAATAAATCCTACAGTTACTCAAATTATTGAAATAACCGGTTCTAAAACAGGGAATATGGGTTATCGCTACAATTACTCTGATTTTGCACTTGCTAAATATTTTAATAAAATACCGAACAGTATGCTTATTACTCTTAGGAGATTTGCATATCCAGCAGCTGATGATATTATTTCACCAAAGCAAATGGGTGCTGATGGAAACATGGTTGACTTAATGCAACCAGATATCGCAAGAGCAGTTACTTGGCTTGGAGAGGCTCCAGGAAATTCAATGGCCGAAATACTTAAATTTTCACATGGATTTGGATGGAAAGAAGCTGAATCAGAAATGCAAACAATCACATCACCGAGTAGAGAAGCTTCAGCTGGTAAATTTGGTAGTATGGTTAATAATAGTAAGGTATTGTCTGCAATGGCTAATGGTGCTGCAGGTCGTGGAGCTGTAGAATCAAATGCTAGAGATCAGAATGCTGATTTTGACCAATTCTCAAACACATATCCAAACCACGTATTTGGACCTCTTAACGTTATTAAAAAGGTTTTGATCAGGGAACAGGGACTTAATTTTAGCCAAGAATTCTCTTTAAGATTTGAATATGAATTAAGAAGTTTTGAAGGAGCAAATCCTAAGTTAATGATGCTCGATCAATTATCAAATCTTCTAGCGCTTACATATAATAATGCTCCATTCTGGGGAGGATCAGTAAGATATATTGGAGGAGGAGGCGGAGCAGCAAAACCACTAGGAAATTTAAACAAATTAAAATCTGGAGATTATCTTGGATTTGCAGGATCTATTGTTGAAGATATGGGTAAACTATTTGGTGGAGCCCTTAAAGGCGGTGGGAATGCATTTGATGCACTTCTTAAAGGAGATGCTAGTGGAGCACTTGCTGCATTAAAAGATAACAAGATGATAAATAACTTGATTGGTGGTCCAGCTATGGAGATGTTTAACACACCACAAGGTGCCCAGGCTGCTGCATCGCTATTAACTGGAGATCCAACAGGAAACTGGCATTTAACAATTGGAAATCCGCTAGACCCGATTATGGTTATTGGTAATTTAGCAATGACTGATTGTGAGATTACATTTGAAGGTGCTAATTCGGTTCAGGATTTCCCGGAAAAATTAGTTGCTGTAATTAAATTAAAACCAGGTCGCCCTAGAGATAAAGCTGAAATTGAATCAATGTTTAACTCGGGAAGGGGTAGATTCTACTTGCAACCAGACGATGTTGCCGATATTAATCTAACTACAGATGTTAGTGCTTATGGTAACAAAGATAGAACAGGTGTTACTAAGGATAATTTTATTAATGTCTTTAGAAAAGTAAGTAATGGATAAAAATAAAAAACAATAATGAGATTTAATACTCTAGAAAAAAAGCAAAGATCTACTGATAGCTCTAAATACGTCTTTACGATGCCAACTGTAATTTTTACGAATAACGTAGATATTATAGCAGAACATACAGTGACTGAAGATCAAGTTGGTAGAATTGATTTAATCTCTTTAAAATATTATAGAGACGCTGATTATTGTGATTATATATTAAAATGGAATGGAATATCAAATCCTTTTATTATTGCAGAGGGAGATGTTTTAGAAATTCCAGTAAATACTTCAGTTCTTAGCACAATTAAACCAATAAGACTTGTTGGACCTGCAAATGAAATCTCAATTAGAGACCAATTTATTGACACGAAAAGGCTTCCAGTTAAAGATGCTAAAAGAATTGAATATCTACAAAGAAAAGCAGCTCAAAAAGCAAATGGAGCAAAACAAATATTACCACCTAATATTTTAAAAGAAGGTGATTCTAACATTAATATCGGAAACGGATTTATTACTATTTAATGGCATCAATTGACAATCATATTCTTACTATAACTGAACCTACTATTAAATTAGACAAGGTTAAATTTGCTTCGCTTGGTGAAGGTGAAGGTAATGAGAAAGCAAATACAAGCAAGGGTTATATTTTAATGGTATCAATCAATGGTTATACTTTTAGCGATTGGGAAATTCTTTCAATGGAATTAGATTGCACAGTTCCAGTACCGACAATAGACATATCAATCATAGATACTGAAGGTGTTTTTGGAGTTGATTCATTTCCAAGAGATGGCGATGTTATTAATTTTAGAATGGGTACATTAGATAAAGACCAATACAAAGATATCCGAATCGATTTTGATATTTCGAATGCTTCTGCACCGCCTCAAAGAGGAGAAGGCCGCGGAAATAAATATGTATTCACCGGTAGAATAAAGGTTCCAGGTTTATATGCTGAAGATTGTAAATCTTATGGTGTTGGTGGTTCATTAGACCATATTGAATCAATAGCAAACGATTTAAAACTAGGTGTTGCAACAAACATTGATTCTACTGATGATTCCATGAATCTGGTTATACCATACAATTCTATGTTTGATACATTAGAAGATTTGGTTCGCCACTCCTACATTGACGAGGATAGCTTCCAGACGTTTTGTATCGACCCATATTACTATGTGAACTATGTTAACTTAAATAAATTAATGGATTCTGAAGAAAACATTGAGGAGATGATAGCTGCATTCGAAAAGGAATTAGCAGATACTCCACAGGCTCCAGCAGAAGGCGTTAATAAAACAAAAAGACCACTCGTTTTAACTAATCATAAAAGAGACCAAGGATCTAATTTATTTATAGTAAAGCAAGCGCTTAAAAATAAAGCAGGAGCTTCAGCACGAAAAAATGGATATAAAAGAGTTCTTCAATATTTTGAAAATGATTCAGATGAGGGATTAGTTTCTCATGATATCGAACCTTTAGCTAGTAAAAATATGAAGGACATCGAAGAACCGATGAAAGGTCGTAGAGATGAGGATCGCTATAAAAACGAAATCAAATATAAGTATGTTGGTAGAAAATGCGGAGATCCTGAAACTTCAAACACACATTTGAATTATGAGTATTCTGCAATTAATAATGTACAGAATATGGCTGAAGTTACAAAAATGTCTTTAGATATTGAATTAGCAACATTTAATCCAGCGCTTCATAGATACCATAAAATCCCAGTTGTAATTTATACTGGAGAAAGACAAAGACTAGATGCTGAAAATCTAGTAAAAGAAAAAAAGGAAAAGGATGGGTTTGATTCAAAACCAACCGACAAAGAAAATGGCGGATTAAATCCAGGTGAAATGATAGTTGACGAGTTCTTAAGCGGATATTACGTAATCGGTGGCTTCAAATATCTATATAAAGCGGGTGCTCCTTCTGTAAAACAAGAGTTAAATCTATTAAGAAGGGAATGGCCGAGTAGGGTTAACAATATTAACCCGGAAACAGTTGCACCTGCAACTACTCCACCACCTGCTCCAACGCCACCTGTTGCGCCTCCACCGGCCCCTACGCCTCCACAACCAGCACCAGAGCCGGTAAAAGAACCAGTTCTTTCATTAGATATTGAATGGATCAAACGAGCTAGCAGTTATAAATTAGGATTCTGGTTTGAACAGCCTATAAAAATATCTTGGAAAGCAGACGACAAATCGTTAGTAACAGAAACTCCTAAAGTTAAAATTAAATTTAAAGGACCTTCTGAATATGAAGCTGAAACTTCGGTTTTTATGGAAGATAAAAAAGAAGGAAGTGCGTGGAATGAAAAAATATGGAATACTGAGGCAACGATTCCTAAAGATACATTTAAAGATAAAACAGGTAAATACGACATTGAAGTTATATTAACATATAAAGACCAAGAAGTTAAAGAAACTTCATCATGGACATTTAGAGAATGGAAACCTGGAGAACGTTTTGGTTATCCTGGTGCTGTAACTGAATCTAACTCTGGTAAAGTTTATCAATGGGAGACAGTAAGTGGTGAAGAACCTGGAACATATATAGGAAAATACACTTTATCTGGTGAAGCTATTAAAAGAAATAAAGGCGAATCTCCTATGAATGGTAAAGTTGAAGGAACAGACGGACAAGATGTGTTAAAACAGGCTCAAGCAGCAGCAGAGGCTGAACTAATGAAAAAATAAAGATAGATAATATATGTCAGATTTTAAAACACCAAACGACTTTAGAAAAGGTTCATATAAGAAGTACCCATATCAGGATCCTACTTACCTTTCGTTTGCACTAATGTTTGACTGGTTTGACGAAGAACATTCACCACTATTGGCAGGACCTGCTGAAAGATTTATAGAAAGTCTTGCCGGATCCACGTCGACAGAGAAAGATAGTGATTTAACAAAACAAATAGTTGCAAGTCAAAATTCTTTTTATAAAGAAAGATTAGAAGATCTTCAAGCATTTAGAGATGCTCTTTATACAATTAACATGGAATTACCATGGTACTGGCAATCGCTTAAGGGATTAGAAAGATTACAACAATATGATCCACTAAATAGCTACTGGGGTGGAGATGATGCAAAAATTGAAATTGAAACTTTAGAATCATTAAATTTACCAATTGCCGGTTTAATGCATTTATATAGAAGAGCAATATTTGATGAGCGTAAATGGGGTTATATTGTACCAGCGAATTTAAGAAAATTTAGAATGTGGATTTATGTTACTGAAATTAGAACAATTCAATCTAAAACAGCAACAAAAGTAGGAGGAATTAATAAAGATACAGCTCTTAAAGATTTTCCTTCAAATATTAAACCAACAGTTGACACTTCAAATGAAAATGAAAAAATCATGGGGACTGGTGGGCGACCTTATTTTATGATAGGATTAAATTATTGTGAATTTGATTTGGCTTCTGGATCTAATATTTTTGCCGACCTTTCTAAAAATCCTGACGGACCAGTATCAAATGCTATTACTATTAAATATGAGGCTAGCAAGAAAGTAGAAGCAAGAGTACTTAATGGAATAGTTGATCCTTTAACATACACAACAAATCAATTATCACCAGCTCCGGATTCAGAATTCTTTGATGCCACTTCAAAATCTCCTATGGAATTTGCAAAAGATAAATTCAAAGGTAAGATCGATGAAATATCTGAGAAAGCTAAAGATTCTGCTAAAAAGTTTGCGGAAGATAAGAAAAGAGAGTTGGCTCAAATGGCCCGCGATAAAACGGTAAACAGAATACCATCATTTGAAAACGTATATTCAAATTTTATTAAAAGAGTTGATGAAGCATCAGATATACAACAGGTTGCAAAAGATTTAGGTAATGTAATTCCATCAAATATTGCTAATGTTGCCGCTGGTGGTACTGTCAAACAAGCCCTAGATAAAGGAGCAAAAAATGCAGTTAAAAACTTAGGAAATGCTTACGATTAATGGCAACAGATAAAGAATTAGACAAAGATAATATTAGGGAAACCCACTGGATCGGTGAGGTTGTGGATAATGCTGACCCTAAGTTTCTTGGAAGATGCCGTGTTAAAGTTTTCGGTAAGTTTGATAAATTACCGAATGATGCAATTCCATGGGCAACTCCAATGAATCGTGATTTTGTCGGTGCTCATAATACACCAAACATTGGGACTATTGTCGCTGTAAGATTCGACAATGGTAACATATATCATCCAGAATATTGGTTTCAAATCAATCAAAATAAAGCATTAAAGAAAGATGTTCTAGAATCATCTGGCGCAGCACATGATGTTGTTTCATTAGTATATGATGAGGTAAGAAACATTAGAATCTATCACTCACCAGATGACGGACTTGTAATTACTCGAGGAAGTGGAGCAAAAGAAAGACCCCTAATTCAAATTGACGAAAAAGGTTTTATTAAAATATCTACGAGTGAAAAGATATTCCTTGATTCTGGAAACATATTCTTAAGTAATACTGGAGAGGGTAGCGAAGATGAATCTGAACCTGCAGTTCGAGGAGTTTCTCTAGAAAAATGGTTGAATAAACTATTAGATGATTATAAAAACCATTTTCACCCAACTGGAGTTGGTCCTTCAGGACCTCCTGCTGCTAAAACACCTTCAACAGTTAGTAGCTTAAAATCATCACACAAGGACTACCAACAAAAAGGTAAATAGGATATATAATTTCTAAAACGTATATTATGCCTGCTCAATGGCCAATTTTTATTAACAAAGTATCTGCAAAATTATCTAGCTTGAGTGCATCAAGTATAGATGAATTTGCTGTATTTCTTGCTGGTGAATATTTTAATAGCGTAAAAACCTCGCAAACAATGTTCGGAAACACTCATCAATCTGGTCAAAAACCAATTCTTGAAGAGGGTTTTAAAAAAGCATTCAAGAAAATTTATGATGAAGAGGAAGTAGATTTTGAAAGCAAATTCTCTAATTCAAAATATGCTGACATGTTTGAAAAGGCACCAGGCCCAGATACTAATTTCGATACTTATTGTGAACTTGAGAAATGGACTGAAAAAAATAAAGATAACTTAGAAAAGTTTATATTTTATCCATTCTTTCCTTCAACATGTCCAATAGAAGAGAAACCACCGGTTATTGGTGAAATTGACTATAATTTATTAGAAGATGCTTCAAAGCCTGGAGAACCTGAAAAATATGTCACCATGACAATTTCCGGATTTACTGAAGGAATTAACTACAAATTATTATATTCTATCAATGGAGTGGATCAACCAATCCAGATTGCGACAGACAATGTACTACACATACTTGCACCAACCAAATCCGGAACTTATAATTATATTTTTAAGGGCGTTTATGGCCCTGACGGGACTACCCTATTAAAAGAGATAAACAAGACGATAATTCTTGAAATCAAACCAGAAGGAGTCACTGTTATTGAAGAGGTTAAAGATCCTTTTGTTGATAAAAAACAAAGACCTTCGATTCCTAAAATGACTGATGATGAACGTGCTAAAAATATCGCACTTCGAGTTGTTTATCAAAATGATGGATCTCCGGAATATGGGGAATGGGTAGATCGCCTAGATATCGGTCACAATAAAGCTTTTGGTAAAAAAGTAAAGTCAAAAGTATTTGAAATACTAGGGGTAAAAGGAAATACTTATGATGATATAAAAGACAGTGTTGCTCATAAAAAAGCACTTGCAAAGGCTGAATCTTATAGAAATGATTTGATCGAAAAATTTAATAAACAAGGTTCTTCCAGTGTATTTGGAATTACTAAGCAGGATATTGAAGATGGTTTTAAATCAGAACTTAAAAAATACGAGAATCAATATAAGAACTCTCTGTCAGAAAGTGATTTAATTAAAGAAATTCTATCAGAAGATAAAACTCTTAAAAAAGAAGATGCAATTAAAAAATTATATGGACTACCAAAGGCCAGTAATATACCAAATCCAATAAATGAGTACATCTTCCAAGAGGAACATATTGATGATAAGACCAGAATACCTAATTGGTTGAATGCTGCCGATATTTGTAAATTTGTTTACTTTAAAGAAATAGATGAACGAATGGAAGGCTATTCTGATAGAAACATACAAAAAGATAATAGTGGTACCAGCTTTTTTGATAAATTTATTTATGAGAATGCAGAATTAAAAAGAAACACACGTAAAGTTTTAAGATACCTTGCTGAAAAAAATAAGTGGTATGACCTTCTAAGAAAATGGGGTAACTCTATGACTGGAAATCTAGAAGAGGATTCACAGGGAGGAGATGGATATGATTTAATGGCTCAGACTATTATTGATTATTGGAAAAGCACTGCAGTCCAGCCGTTTAAACCAGCACCGCCAATAACACCATGTACTTCTGTTCCACCACTAGGAGGAAAATATGCGCCAATATCTTATGGTAATAAAAGTGCCCTTGCTAATGATTTGAGAAAAGCATGGAATACTGGTAAGAGATTTAAAATGCAACCACTAACGCCAGTAGCCTCAAAGTCTGTTGCTTCTGCAGTTGCAGTTGCATGTGCAAAACATTTATTAGGAGTTAAATTCTTATATCTTGGTGGATTCATAGTACCTTCTGGTCCACCGATTCCGATGGTTGGTGTAAGCCCAACAACTTTCTAAAAAATAAATATATAACTTAATTATTAACCTTTTTAAAATTAAAACAATGTCACAAGGCGTTAAAACAAAAAAACAATTCCCAACTGAAGGAAATCCCGATTTTGATTGGGATGCACATTTGGCAGATTGCCCAACAAACTTCAGAAAACCAAATTTACACATTAAGGCGCCAGCTGGTGTTAAAGTTTATTCAAGAGCTCCATATGCTCAAGAATTACTTGATTTAATGGAAAGATTCGAATCAACAGAACCACAAGTATTTAATGTTGTTATCGGAGAAACTCATACAGGTACTGTATATTCAGTTGACCAAGAATGGGCTTCAATCGATATTGGCCACAGAGAAATGGTATATGTTGATGTAAATAGAGAGTCGAAAATCTCTAAAGCAAGATTAATCCCAGGAGAGAAATTAGCAGTTGAAATCGTTGCAGATAGAAGCTCAAACTCAAGAGGATTTATCGTAGGTTCAGTTGAAGCTGGAATCAAAGCAGCGGCATTAAGAAAAATGTTACAATCAGCAGAAACACAAAACACTGCTTATATTGGAACAGTAACTGGAATGATTCCAAATGGAGGTTATTTCGTAAATGTACAAGGTATTGACTGTTTCATGCCAGGTTCTCTTGCAGGAATTAACAAACTTGCAGACTTTGAATCAGTATTGAACACTCAAATGTATGTAGTTCCTATGAGTTACTCTCCAGAAAGAGGTACAGTAATCGTTTCACATAGAAAATACTTACAAGCACTGATCCCTGGTAAAGTTGAAGAACTTAGAAGTAATATGGGAGAAACTAAAACTGGAAACGTTACAGGTTCTGCTAAATACGGAGTATTCGTTGAGTTTGATGGTTGTTTAACTGGAATGATCCATGCAAATGACTTAAACCCTGAATTTGCGAAGAAACATAAAGCAAGAGAAATTAATCCAGGTGACGAGATTACTTTTATTGTAAAAGAAATCATCACTGATGAGAAAATCACATTAACTCAATTAGAGTATGTTGAAACAGTAGATCCATGGAAGGAGATTGCAAATAAATACAAATCATTCCCAGTGGAAGTTAAAGGTACTATAAAATCTGTTAAGGATTACGGAGTATTCGTTGACATTGGAGATGGTATTGTTGGATTATTACACGTATCTGAATTACCTGATGGTATTGAAATTAATTCAATTTCAAAAAATGATAACATCACCGTTCAGGTTATAAGAATTGAAGTTGATACAAGAAAAGTTTTCTTAAAACTATAAATTGTTAATAACTTTAACATAAATTTAACAACCCAGATTTTCGGATCTGGGTTTTTTTGTTTATATTTACATATAAATTAAAAGATAAATACAATATGAACAAATTCAAAACATACGGACAATTCATTAACGAATCCAATCAAAATAATATAGTTAACGTTATATTAGATTCATTGGAACCTACAATCGTCGAGATGGTAGCTGCTACTGAAAAATGGTTTGTTGAAACGTTCAAACAGGAATTCACTAAGTATGATAGAGAAAGCGCCAGATTAAACTTAATCTATGATATGGTTAAATCTATAGAGATGTATACTCTACCAACAGATTCACTAATAACACTTAATGTTCGCAAAAGTGCTAAAGGAAATATTGAAATCTCTTCTCAAATCCAAAGAGAAGGAACTACTTATAGTTTTATGACCGAAGCAATTTATGCAGGTGGTCACAATATCCAAAGACTTCACTATAGATATATTGTTAAAACAAATATCCCTAAAACAGGAGCTAGCGAAATTTCAAAAGAATACTCTGAGAAGATTAAGAAAATGTCTAAGCTTGAAAAACTTAACCAAGAAATTCAGAACTACGAAGTTAGAATTAAAAGAGCAACTGAAGATGCTGAAACAAATTCTAAATTAACTGATGCTGAAGTCGTTCAATCTATTAAAGATAATTCTAAAGAATCATGGTATGAATGGCCAACGTGGGATGAAATTGTAAGTAGAGATGCTGCTAAAAACTACAATAATGACGAGTCATTCTATAATTCAGAGCGTGATAATGGAATCGCTAAAAGAATCGCTTCTTGGAAACAAATGAATATTGAATGGAAAAGAAAGTCAATTGTAGATTATCAAAAGACCTTAAAAAAGTTACAAGCAAAGCTTGATTCTATGGTATAGGTTATTTTATTTTAGATATATAACTTAACTTAAGTAATAATATCTAGATAATAATGAATAACCTAAACGATTCAAACGTTTTACAAAACGCCTTAGTTGGTGTTGAATTTGAATTCTATTCAAATTTTAGTGCAGACGAAACTGCTAAAAAGTTAGCAAAACTACTAGGCAAAAAGATTCATGTTGAAGACAAGGCACATAGTGACTTTGAAGTAACGCAAGATGAATTTAAAATTGAACCTGACATGTCGGGTGGAGCCAAATTATTAGAGCTTGTTACTGGTGCTCTTCCATATTTTGCAGCAAGATTGATGATTATCAATGTTTGTAAATGGATCGAAGAAAATGGCTATACAAATGACAGATCGTCAATCCACTTAAACCTTTCTTTTGATAAATCTAAAATAGAGAATAAATACAGAATTTCAAAAATGAATGTTCTTAAATTTATTCTTGATTTTAATGAAGAGCAGGTATTTAAGTTCTTTCCAAAAAGAGAAAATTCAGCATATGCTAAATCTATCAAATTTGTACTTCCAAAAGAAGATACTTATTTCTTTGATGGAAATTATATTAACCAACAAAACTTTATTTACCCAGATACTAAATATTATGGTATCAATTTCGATAAAAGACACAAAAACTATCTTGAATTTAGATATGTTGGTGGTGCAGATTGGGAAAAGAAAACAACTACAATATTGCATTTAGTTGACCAGTTCCTACTTCAATTATGGAAATCAACTGAAAATACCGATTTCACTTCATTAAATGCGATCGAGCTTAAAAAGATAATTTCAGAAAATAAGAGAATTATTGATGCGCGTAAAGATTGGAAAACAATTTCAAAAAATTGGAAAGATGTTAAATTTACAGTTGATTTAAAAGAAGATGCAAAAGTAGTCGATCTTTATTGGCAAAGTGTAAAAGAAAGAGTGATGAAACTATTTACACATGGCGATCTTTCTAAAGGACATATTAACTATGATTCGGATTCTGGTAGAATTCAAGTCAAAAACGGTCGATTAGAATATTGTGTAGATCTTAGAGGTTATGAATTTGTAGATTGTTTTCTAAGAGGAGAATTCACCGAGTGTGATATGTATGGATGTGACGTTAATGGATCAGATATTCATTATTGTAATTTTTATTCATCAACACAGATTAACAGTTCAAAAATTGATGGATCCTATGTTCATGGATCTTGTATTGCAAGCGATTGCTATGTATATGGTAAAGGAACATTTAAAGGAACTATGAACGGTGGTATCTTCAGAGAGGGTATGTTTGATAAAAAACTTGCAAAATTTAATGATGTCGAAATCGTTAAATCACAGGCAATATAAAAATAAAATAATAAGATGAGCGAAATAATAGTAGGAGGTCAAAATTCTTTAGTGGATCCAACATGGGATAGTGGATGTTTTAATGAGTTTGTTAACGAATTAGCTGACGAAATTACAGGATCTTGTATGATTCCAATGAATTTACCTAAAAGTGAAGTTCAAAATATAGTTAAAAGAGCTAAAAAATGGTTCTATAAAAACTATGAATATTCAGTTCGAGAAAACTTTATGGTTTTACCGATCGAATTATTTTCAACAGATCATTTTAAAAAGACAAGAAGTTTTACCTTACCTGGAATGGATCCAGTAACTGGAGGGAATGAAGTGTATTCAGTTTATGGATTAGGAGAAGTTGGTTCTAACTGGGGAGGATCTCAAGATATTAACTGGACTCAAGGTGATTTTGCGATTGAAAGAATGTTAATGGGAGGAATGTATGGTGGAACTAAAACTGGAGCTGCTGCTGAAAATTTACAATATTTTGTAATTAACGAGAGTTTCTTTGATTTAGCACGTCAAATCATGAAGAATCCATTAAGTTATAACTATAACCAATTAACACATGAGTTAAGATTTACCGGAGAATCTCCTAAGAAAAATGTAATTCTTAATGTTTATGAAACAATCCCAGAATGTGCACTTTTCCAAGATGAGGCTTTCTTTAGATATTGTGCAGCAAAAATCAAAATTTCTTTAGGACAAAAACTAGGAATATTTGGATTTACGCTTCCTGGAAATATTCAAGTTAACCCAGATTTAATTAAAGGTCTAGGCGAAGATGAACTTGACAAATTAATCGAAGAAATTAAATCAGACGAAGGTACCGACTGGATGATGCATTCTTAAACAAATATATATTACTATGGAATTATATATAAAAGCGCTGGGCGATCCGAACTTTGATGCAGAACAATTACAAGCAGATGATGATATTCAAATGCTATTAACCCAAATCGAAACACTTATTTTTACGAATAAAGGAGAGGTTATGGGGAATGCTGATTTTGGATTAAACATTGAGGATTATGTTTATTCATTTAGATATAATGATACGATGTTACAGGGGATGATTGAAGCTGGGATTGATAGATATTGTCCACTTTCGTATAAATATCCAGTTAGTGTAAGCGTTGAATTTACACAAGAAACAGAAAGAAATATGGTCTTTATTGACATAACTATCGATGGTAGATATGGAATTGGACTATATGTATAAAATATAAATAAGATGGCAGAACTTAAATTTTTATCAAAGGCTAGGATTAAATCTAGCGAAATGTTGGCTGATACCAAGACATATATTAGTAGATTATATGGTCGATCTGGTGATTTGTTTTCAACATCATCACCGTTCGCTCAAATTATTGAGGTATTAACAGAACTTACAAACTTAGTTTTCTTTTACATTGAAGATGCTACAGTTGAGCAAAACATTTTAACAGCTCAAAATCCAGAATCTATATATGGACTTGCAAGACTTGCAGGTCATGACCCATTTAGAGGAACTTCAGCAATTGGAGAAATTAAAGTAAGATTAAATACTAGTGCTTTTAATGAAATAGCAGGAGACTCCATCAATATTCCAGCGAATACAATTATTAAGTCGACTAAAAATAATTTACCTTACGTTTTAAAAACAAACAACGATCAATTTAGAATTGAAAAAAGCAACCCAGAATATATTTATATTCCGGTTGTTCAAGGTAAAGTTGAGAAACAGGGAGTTACAGGTACTGGTGCTAAATTACAATCATTTAATTTAATTATCAAAAAGAATACAGATCACCATTCGGTTAAAGTTAGTGTTAATAGCGAACTTTGGACAAAATATGATTCGCTGTATGACATGAAAGCCAATACTAAAGGATATATGGTTAAAACCGGTATTACTGGAGGACTTGATATTTATTTTGGAAATGGTTCTTTTGGTATGATTCCACCTGAAGGTTCTAGTATTAGTATTGAATACGTAATCACTGAAGGATCTAAAGGTAATTTAACAGGTTCTAAAGACCTTGGTTTTAAATTTGAAACTGAAGGATTCGATTCTTTAGGAAATTCGTATAATTTGAATCAATTATTAGAAGCATCATTCACAACAGCACCTGTTATGGGTTCTGATCCAGAGCCTATTGAGTTGACTAAATTAATTGCACCAATGCAAAGTCACTCTTTTGTTTTAGCTACTCCTGAAAATTATGAATCATTTCTTTCAAGATATGGAATGTTCTCTTATTTAGATGCGTACAATACAACAGAAGATGGTTATATTGATGATGATAATGTAATTTATTTGTTCATGTTGCCAGACACTGCAAGAAAACTTACAAAAAACAATGATTATTTTAATATTAATCAAGAAGAGTTTTTCTTTTCTGAAGATGAGAAGAACGGAATATTAAAAGTTCTTGAGGAATCAGGACAACAAATGGTAACAACTGAAGTAAAAATTGTTGAACCCAAAGTTCAATTATTTAGAATGGATATTAAAGTTCGTTATTTCGAAGGATTCAATAAAGCAAATCTTTATACTTCTATTCGTTCTAAAATATCGGACTATTTAATTAATATCACAAGAAGAGATCGTTTACCAAAATCAGATATTATTGCTCTTTTAGAAGGAGTTGAGGGTATTGATTCAGTAAATGTTAGATTTGTTTCAGAGAAAGAGGAAACTGCTAGACGAAATGGATATTACACAAGTGAAACTGTTACAGTTACACCAAGTACTCCAATTCTTGAAGATATAGGAAATGGAAAACAAAGATACGTATTCTTTAAAAGAACTGTTACTGTAAATAATGTAAACTTTGAACAAGGAGCTGCTTTACCAGAAAATGTAATTAACCTTGATTCTTTTGGTGATATTATTCTTGAGAAAGAAGAGGTTGCTTTATTCAGAGGAGGTTGGAAAGATCGAGATGGAGCAGTTGTTTTAGATGACGCGAAAATGGGAGAAATGGCAGCACTTTCAATTTACTTTGATGAGCCACCAGTACCGAATACTATTTTTAGTAGAGTACAAGCACAAAATAGAAAAGCACTATAATGGATTTATTTAGTAATTTATTTAGAGTACGAAAGGTAAAATCATATGACAGTAGATTATCTGCAGTGGACCAAAGGCTTCATGAAGGAAATGACTACCGTGAAAACATGCTTATAAATTCAGTATCTAAATACATACAAAGGAATGATACAATGAATGACTTTATAATCCTAATCCAGCATGTTGTTGCGGACTGGGTAGATTCAGTAACATACTTAAAAGCATACAAATCGTTTACTATTAGAAAGAACGATAAAAAAGTTAAATAAAAATGGCATATAAAAATTTAAGATTCTTTGACAGTGAGTCCAACGACCTTAACCTTCTATATAGTTCTGAAAAGAATATATGGGAGGGTGTTTGTTATTTACCAAATGTGTCTGTTGGTTTGTACGAGACTCTAACAATTTATATTTTAGAAGAGGTTGTAGGACCTTTAGGAAATACTAAATTTGTTACTCCAATATCTGAAAATCTTGGTACTAGTTCATTTAAGTTTGAATTTTTTAGTGGATATGATTTTAGTGAAGACATATTTTTATATAGCACAAAGAATAATGACGGTCAATTAGAGATTCAAAGGGATAGTATTCAAACATTTACCCTTTTAGATTCTAGTGAATCATCTGGTGTTAATTCAAATGGTGTAAAGATAATCAATAATTCTCTTCCATTAAGCCCGATTAAATGTAATGTTGCTCTAATGAGTAATGAGGACAACTTCCACACTAGACTTTTAGATATAACTGAAATTGATGCAAATGGAAATGAAACTCTTATTGCAACAATTAGAATTTATGGAGAAACTGAAGAGGAAGATGAAAGATTAGCAGTATTGCTTTCAAATATCGGCATGACATTAAGCCCTGAGGATTATATGATTCTTAAGGATTCAGATATTAAAGAATTGGCTCCAGACTGGTTGTTATTAAACCAAAAAAGAAAGGAGTTATTATTACAAGCAAGTACTATTAAACCATTTATTGGAACATATAAAGCGATCTTAAATGCGATCGATTTCTTTGGTTATAGTAACTTAACCCTAAAAGAATACTGGTTAAACATCAACGAGCAATCTGAAAACTTTGGTAAATTAAAAGCAGTTGCTGTACCAAATCAAGATGCTGTTGGATTTTTAGCAGATAAAAATAAAGGACATGAACTTCCAAGTTCTAACCTTAAAAAGACAAGTCGTTTTAGTATTGTTTATCGTTTAAATGAGGCTGACGGCGGAGTTGACGAATGGGATATCCCAACAGTTAAAGAATCGACAGATTATTCTCCAGACGAAGTATTAATAAAATTATATGGACTTAAGAATAAGCTTCAAAAAGATTTTCTACCTCTTCAAGCAAAAATAGTTGATATTACTGGAGAAGGGGATTACTTTTCTCAATTTAACTTAAATGTTTGGAACAACCAACACTCAATAAAAGTACAGAACGCTGGACAAAATGTTGATTTTAGTAGATTTCCAAAGGAGAGACAATTATTTATTGAAGATTTAAGAAAGGTTGATTATAGATTAACTGGAATTTATCAAGATTTTGGAGCTCTTACAAATACGGATAGAGAACAAATTAGCGAATCGATCCAAAACTTCTATAATGGATATTACAATACTGACATGTCAACATTTAATACATTAGTTGGGATTCCAGTAGGATGTCCAGTAATATTAAATGCGGAATCATTTATTGATTCATGGGACTCTGCAGAATTTTCATATATGGATGCTGATGATACTGGAAATCACCTATTAACATGGGAGAACTGGTGGAAACAAGGAATCTATGAAATGGAATGGATAATTTCAGGACCTAATGGATATTTAAAATCATTTAGAGGTGGTGTTGGATATGTTGATAATGCTGGAGAATTTCATCCAGAATACCAACAATTTCCGATAGTCCTTCCATATACTGGGAATTATTCAGTAGAACTAGCAATTTATGATTTATATAATGTAAGAAGTTCTTATAAAGCTGCTGACTATTTTGAAGTAAAAAGCAAGAATGTTGAAGTTTATGGATTATTCCAAAGAATGCTTCCTAAATTAAATTGGAATCAATACAAATATTCTTATGATGTAGCAGGTAGTGACTGGGATTGGTCTAGAGAGAACACAGCAGACATTGATAGTATTATAGCGACATACTATTTAACTTTAGACAGGGCAAACTATGTTCACGATGTTGAAAATGGGGTAGAGTTCTCAACTGTTAGAAGATATGTTGATAATTCAACAGTTTCAGGATTTAATGAAACAGCAGGACCATACCAATGGAAAGAATTAAAAACACATATTTGGAATGATGGTGAAGAAGTTAATTGGGACATGATGAGAGTCGGTGCTGACATTAACTCTTCGTTTAAATTCGACATTAGACAGGATATGGGTCATTCGAACCAATATTCTACAATGTATATTAAGCAAATTGATCCAGTCACAAACATTGAAATAACAGATACATATCAAATAACATCAACATATCCTACTGGTTCAACAGATTTGACTGCTTGGATTAACGTTGCTAATGAACTTTCAGGATTAAGTGCAACAGCGCATCCTTTATTTTCAAAGTTTAACTTTAACCCAGTTTTAGTTGATAATAATGGAGATGGAATTAATGATGAATGTACTTACATACTTGCAGTAGCTCAAGAACCTTCTAGAACACATGATTTTTCTAGTGTTGGGTTTTTAGTAAGTGGAGTAGTTGATTCGATAATATTAACAGCACCAGGTACAGGATATTCGCCAGGATTAAATCAACCTACAGTATACGGTACAGGGTCTGGTTTAACTATCGATATCTTTTCAGATATTGCAGGTGCTATTGATACATTTGGAATTTCAAATCAAGGATTTGGATATACAATAAATGATCTTGTAAAAATACCAACAGGTGGTGGAGATGCTGAATTTGAAATAGCTTCTTTAATTTCGGGTGGTGTAATAGTTGCAGGTTCTGAAATTCATTTTACGAGTTATAACCCAGATTTCAATGATATATGTATTATTGACACCCACATGGAAGTTAACATGTTAAATCATGTTACATTTTCTTTCGATACCACTAATATGCCTGGGATAGTATCTCAAAAATGGACATTAAAAAATATTAGTCAAAATATTGATGATATATATTATAGTAATATGTGGTTGACATACTTATTTAAACATAAAGGAGACTATAATATTGAATTAGAGTTAACTGATGTTAATGGAAATAAAAACACAATAAATAAAAATATATTAAAAATCATTTAAAATGGCAAGTATAACAACAATCTTAGGAACTGATAGTGTTTCTTCGTCTAGAATTGTAATTAATAACAATTTTAATGCTCTAAACTCTGAATTAGCAGATATTGCATCGTTATTGAACACAACTACTCAGACTCTTTCATTAACAGGAGAAGTTAAAGGTGGTACATTGAAAGTAAACAATGGAACAATCGATACCTTCAAAGTTACTACAACTGAATTAATCGCTAATGTAGAATCTACGTTCACCCAAAAAGCTTTCTTTAATAAAGGATTAGTCGCTTCTATCGAAGATGGAGTACTTACACTTCCTACTGGAAGTTATGATGCTGCAACTTATATTTTAGATGCTCCTCAATTTTCTGCACCAATTATACTTTCTGCTGCTGAAAATGGACAAGAAATTGTATTAATTCCTTCAGGTGGAGATATTGCATTTGATGTTACTAATTTCGCTGGAGCAACTTCTATCGATGTTTTGGACGGAGGATCAATCACACTTAGATATTCTACAATCACTGATTTATTCTATGTTATTTCAGCGATGAATTCTATAGTTGTATATTAATAAAAATAAAAATCAAGCTTAAATGGCAACACCATTAATAAGAATACCTCAAGAACAAGGAGGAACTATGTACGCGTTTTCAAGTGCAGCAAGGGATCTTACAAGAGCTTATTATAACCCAGATATTAATTTTGAGTATTCTAAGTTTGCATTGTTAGAGCTTCCTGTCGTTTCTACACTATCTAACGGTGAGAATTACATTGAATTTAAAAACATGTACCAAGCTTCTGGGTCTCAGTATATCCCAAATGCCGATGCAAATGTGAATTTTGCCCAAACAATGCAAAATTATGCATTGAACTTTGAAAATTTTATCTTAAATGATGATGATTTTGATAGTTCAATCTATTCTTCTGACGCTGAAAAGGTTTTCTTTAAATGGCTACATCATTTAGGTGCTTTTACTGTAAAACCTGCAAACTCACAACAAGTAGTTTCAGGATATTCAAGAGCAATCGAAAATGAAGATACTACAAATGCTGGTAATAATTACAATAGACTTGTAAAATACCTTGGAAATATCGACGTTTCGAATGATAAAAACTATCAAGGAAATACTTACAATGAAATATTTGTAAACGTTCCATCTTCTGTTGGTTATACTCCAGATATTTTATTCAAATCATCTAACTATAATACTACTGCAAGCGCATATGATGTTAACCTAAATAATGGTGCAATCAATGGTAGATTTGGACAACAACATCCTGATGCTAATTTAACAATGGATGCTATTGCTGATTCTGTAGGTATTGGTGGTACTGGTGAAATTAGTCTAGATCAAAACACATATAATTACGGTATTGAATGGAATCAATCAATATATGCTAAAATTGCAACTGACCCTAAATTAAATAACTTTTTAGATTATTCTAAAAGAGGTGGAGACTTTAGATTTAATGCAATCTTAGTTTATTATGATTTATATTCAAAATCAAATGTAGCAAATAGAAGTACGAATCTATATGGAATCATATTATTAGATAATTTTAAAAATGATCTAAACACAACGGGTTGGTATATTCCAGAATTAACCAAATATAAGCCAAACGATGTTACTGGTTTAAATGGTAATGCATTTGCACTTAAACTTAATGTTAAATTTAATTCATCATTAGATAATGTAGGATTAGAGTCAAACATTAATGATTACTCGACGTTCTCAATGGACATTTTCTTGGACACAACAACTGCCCTTGAAAATGCAGCAAGATTAATGGTCGAAGCAAATAATAGATATGCATCAATTGTTGATAGATTGGCACAAGTTGAAGATGTTTTAATGACATCAAATCAAGCTGTTGATTTTGCAGCGAGAATTTCAGAATTAGAAGTTGCTCTTGAAAATGCAGCTCTTAATTTTGCAACATCAACTTCAATTATCGACATGATTACTTCAGTTAATGCTAGATTAAATCAAGTTATTAGCGGAAGTATACCAACTGAAGTTCAATATAACACTGATGTTTTAATCGCAGGAAATGGGGTTAAAATTGATAAAACGAACCCAACAAACATTAAAATCTTAAATGATAATAATGGATATGCTTTAAATGATATATTTGAATATGATATTGTTGGAGGAACTGCAGGTAATTTAGTAAATAACTCAAATCTATTTAACCTAAATTTAACTGCCTCAACTGGTATGATTACAAGAATTAAGCCATTTGATAACTTACTAAGAATTAATACAAACTCCGGAGTGTTAACAGGAGATTTGAATATATACCTAGACGATAGTATTAATACATGGAAAAAAGGACAAGTTATTAAACTAGCTTTTAAAAATGCGATACCATCGTTAGGAACATACAAAATTAATATCTACACTGATAAACATGCTGGTTGGGTTTTAAAAGGATCTTTAGAAACTTCTAACATTCTTAGTTTAAAACCATACGCTGAGTTTATATGTGTCGATGAAATAAACAAGACATTTGAACTTGAAATTATAAGATAATATGAGCGCTAGCAATTCAATATCACAATTACTTGAGCAATTCTTAGAGTTAAACACTAACTCTTTAGAAACATTCAATAGAATTAATGAAGCAATAACCACTGATAAAGAAACAGTGGTTATTGACCTTTTCAACAGTAAGACAAACACAATGGAAACTATTCAAATACCGGCATTCGGATATTTGAAGAGAGAAATTGAGCGTTTAAATACTAATATTAATTCGATTAGTGGACTTGAAGGATCTAATGCAAATGTTAGATTAAAGGATGGATCTTATAGAACTATCCATACTGCAAGATTGAAAGGACCTTCTCCTTCAATTACAAATCTTGCAGCACCAACTACATTTAGTACAAAATTAAACGAGTTTTTCGAAGACTTTTTAAATCCATTATTAACAGTAAACTTAGATGTTACTGGTCAAATTCCAGTAGAAACCGAAAAGGTTTATGTTGAGAGATTTGTATTTAATGAAAATGATTTAGGATCAGTAACTGCATTCGACGAAATATATAAAGGTGGTAGCGAAATTGATTATGCTACATTTAAAAACGAATTAGCAAGCAATGGTTATTTACACTACATTGATGCTGAAGTTTTAGATATGCCGATGAGAATGATTCAGTACACTGGATTTTTGGACGTTATCAAAATCGATAATGCTGAAAAAACACAAGTTATTGATGGAATTTCTCAAACAAAAACCGTTAAATTATATACACTTAACAAATTAACATATTCTGACTCTACAAAGTCTCTTAAAGATACTGAAACTCTAAAAGTTGGAGATTCATTAATCGTTAATTCAGGAAATTATAGAACAAGATACCAAATCGTTTCAATTGATAATTCAACATCACAAGTTGAGTTGTTATTATTAGAAGGTTCTGAATCTGTTAAGTTAGGAGTAAATCAATTAGGAATCTATAAAGACGTAGATACTAATTTAGACATTGAAATTAAAGTTGGTTTTAATGAAAGACAAGTTGTCTTTGTTAAACCAATCGATCCAATTTCTAAAATACCAGCAGAAAACTATTCTCCAGGTATTGGTTTCTATTCAAATGAATTAGAAATCACAAATACGTCAGGAGTTACGATGACTCTTGCTGAATATTATAAAAATGAGGTTTCTGATTTTGGACAATTTATTAAATCGCTTAAGGTAGATTACATTCCACCCGCAGCAGTTGGTATTGTTCCAAGTGCACCTGTAATTGACACAGGAAACTTTAAAGTAGTTCAAATAAATAAACATCTTACTGATAATACTACAACCGATAAGATTAAACAACTTAAGGCTGATAAGATTTCAACTGAACAAACACTTAAAAAGTTAGATGAGTCAATCAAACAAAAGAAATCTCTAATTAACACTAAGAAATTTAGTTCAACTGCAGAGAAAGACATTCATAAAAATGAGCTTAACTCTTTAATTTCACAAAAAGATTCTGAAGCGAAATTGTTTTCTTCAGTAGTTACTGAAATCAAATCTTCTGCTGAATCTTCAGATTTACAGACAGTTGATCCAAAATATAAAGTTAGAGGATTTTGGGCTATCCCAGAACCTAAAAAAATAGGAAACCAAGTTTCCCAAGAAGTTGTACAGTTTAAAATTAGATACCGTTATGTTTCAACTACCGGTAAAACTGCAACTGTCGATCAAATTAAATTCGTTGATGCTACAAATCAAACCGAAAAAACAGCAGCATTCTCAAACTGGGTTGAGGTTTTAGGACCTGTCAGAAAGAGACAAATGAATGCTGAAGGAAAATATGAATGGATTATTGAAAGTGAAGAGGATGCAAACGCAGTTAACTTCAATTCATTAGACATATCAATTACGCCGGGAGAAGTTGTAGAATTTATGATTAAGTCAATTTCAGAAGCTGGTTTCCCTGCGAATCCAGTAGAATCTGAATGGTCTGAAATTTACAAAATTGAATTCCCACAAGGTGAAATTAATACAGATGCTTTAGGAACTGTAATTAAAGCAAACGAAATGGATGCTTTAAAAGTTCAAATTCAGCAAGACCTAGAAGCAGCTGGAGTATTTACACATGTTGGAGAATCATTTACAGTTGGAGATACAACATATTCACATAGTGCAAATACAATTGCTTCAGGATTCTTAACAGACCAACAAGCACCTATCACTGTTTACGAAAAACTATTAGCGTTGCAAAACGAAATATTAAGTTTAAGAGCCGTGATCGAAGGTACTACTGGAGAATTAATGGTAAGAATTATTGATGAAGATGGAAACATTACGCCAGTAACTAATAATACAACCGTTCAATTATTTGCAGGATATTATGTCAATGAAGTTCCGGCAAATGGAAAAGGTACAATTGTTACTAAGAACTTTAAAATAGAACTTTCAAATACTAAAGCAACTGATTTAGAATTAATTGCAAGAATATTAGGAGACACTACAAAACCTGCAGCTGTTTCAACTACTAATACTCTATTTGGATTAGGAACTGGAGTTCAGGACCCTACTTATGCAAACGATACATATTACACGTCAGAAGCAAAATATGATCTTGTACCTGTAGTTTATCAAAATATTCAGGGTTCAGTTGAAGATTACTTTAATAATGGACCAGATCAGTCGACTCAGTTGAACGGTCAATTCATTTATTCAAGATTCAGAAACATTGCAAATGATGATAATTTATATGTGTATAATGAGAATACAATCGGCGATGTTGATCCATCCGATGCTACTGGTTATGATACTTATGAGTATGGTTTAACGTTTAATTGGGGTGTTAATGCTGAACCAGTAGTTTCACCAACAAAAGTAACTGATTTCTCTTCGGCTTCTATTAGTGCTTATTCGTACAATGGAGCATTAGCATCTGATTTTATTTGGGCTGGTTCATTTGATAATGGATCTTCCACTGGAACTACACCAGATAAAACAACTATTGGAACAGTAGGACAACAAACATATTCTAATGGAATATTTATGCATGTCGACCATCCTTTATTACTTTCTGGAAATTCTGCAATCAATATAGCTAGTAATGGTATGGTTGGTATGCCAAAAACTGCAGTATTAAGAGCTGATGATTTACATGGTAAGAAACAAACGCCATTTAGATTATTAGATACTATAAATAATGCTGGATCTGCTGGAGTTAGAACAACAATTAAAAATGGATTCTCACCAGAAGACAAATATTTATTAGGTGGTAGATCTTGTGGATCTTTCCTATATATTGCGCCTCTTAATTTAGGATCTTTAGTTGTTAACGCATCTAATAAAAATGGTAAGAAAATTATTCCAGGTGGAAGCGCAAATGCAATTTCATTAGACTTAGTTTTCCAATATAGAATGACAGATTACTTTGGTGCTGGATCTTCAGGTATTGGTAGAGTTGGTGGAGTTACAACAAACGTATTTACAAATTTAACATATGCTAAAAAGATCGGAATCGATATTTTAGACTTAGGTAAAAATGAATTCCAATTTGATATTGAAGTTTATGCTAAATACACAACACAAGGTAAGAACATTAATAATATTACTAGTTCAATGTTAACTAACTATAACACAAATGTTGGAAATAACAAAGGACGTAGAAGATATTTAACAGATAATACGATTGACTTTTCATATCCAGAGATAACACAGTGGTAAACCACTCTTTGATTTTATGTCTCGGTAATCTGTGATATATAATCTAAATAAAAAGAGTGTCCTGTATGGCTACAATTAATACCAATATTGAAGATAATTCAGTAGATAATAAATCTTTCGCAATATTAAGAACAAACCCAAAGTTAACAACTAATGTAAAGTTAGTTGTTAACTCTATTGGTGATTTGTTTTTGAGTTCATTTAGAGCAAGTAAAGAACTTTCAAGAATCGAATATCAAAAGTTTGAGTTAAAATCTTCCGGAAGATACTCATACGACATTGCTTCTTTCTACAAAGGTTTATCATCGATCGAAAAATATAAAGTACTTAGAAAGTTTTCAGATACAACAGTATACTCTGATTATCAATTTCAACACGAAGATCAATATCATTATGGTGCAATTCATAATGAAACCAAACTATATGATGAGCAATATAAAATATTTGCTCCGATTTGGCTTGAAAGAAAGATGCCATCTAAATTTGTGGTTTACAGAATTGAAGATGTTGAATATAAAAGAGAATATGCTGATGATACTTTAGGTCAAAATGATAGAATTCTAGAAATTCTTAAGAATGCAACTATCGTTAAAACGTTTGATTTAAGTAACTCTTCAAAATTAGGAGAATATTTATCGAATCACATCAATGATAAACAATTTCCAAAAGCAGCAATCAGTGTAAATTTTAAAGAGGGTTCTCAATCATTCTTTAATGGAATTGACACAGTAAACGGAGGTTTTAGTAGTAAAGCTGAACAGTTCGACAAATATTACACTCAAGTAGATTACCCTGAATTTTTTAGCAATGAGATAATTACAGGTGGTTTTGAAAGAAATGGACTTGCAATTGCTAATGTAATTAACCTGGAATTTTTATTTGATGACGTTACCGCAAGTGATTACAAGATATACAGATACTTTGGATTATATGTTGATGATTTAACAGAAGGATCTTTTGTAAGTGAAGTCGCTGATTCAGATGGATCCGTTAAGATAGTTCAAAACACATATCAAACGCAATATGATTTAACAGGAACAGGACTTATAGATATTGATATGATCCCAACTCCTGCTGATTTTAATATACCTACTTTAAGATACGTTAAAGACAGAGAAGGTACTTTTTATAATTTAAAAGGTTCTTCTATTTCTCAGTACAATAAGTTTTTAATTAATTCTACTGGAGACATTGATTCTCTTTTTAGAGGATATGGTAAAACTGGAAAAACAATAACTTCAATTTCTAAGAAACCAAATCCTAGAGGATTTATTAAGTTTACAGTTACTGCAACACCTTCAACAAATGATAGATTATTTATTGGAGATAAAACTGAAATTGAAATTTCTAACTATAATTTAGGAGACTTTTTAATTATAGCAGATTCTAATATACCGGCAGCGAGAGCAGTTAATAATAAATTCTCAACACAAGGAAGTTTACAACAAATTGCAATTGCAATATCCCAAGCTATTAGAAATGGAGAGATTGTAACATATCAAACAAGAGTTGATGGAAGCTCTGTTATCATTGAAGATTTTCTATCAGGCAATAAGAGAAGACAAAGTGTATTTGGAGTTTATGGACAGAATCTTGTTGATTTTGTAGAAATTAATTCAGCAGAAGCAAACAGTGTTGGTTTAACAAATTCACTAGTTCCTCCTGGAATTACAACTAACTTTTTACATTGGGATATGTATACTATGATTGGTGGTTCAAGTGAAGGTCAGTCGATTCTAGTAAAATCAAGTGAAATTGGAAATGTTAAAGTTGGAGAATGGGTAAAATTAAAAGACAATAATAAATTTATTCAAATCATAGAAATAGAAAAGGATCCAATTGAAACTGATACGTATAGAATCGTGCTAGATTCAAAGGTGACATTATCTAATGATAGCGTTTTTGAAATATATGATGTGTATAGAACGGAGCATGGTTTATTTTCAGCTTACGATTTTAAAGATTTTGACTTTGATTTTTATTCAGAAAGAAATTCAAATATAGGTGATTTACAATATGATTCTGGTACATATATCATTAAAAATCCAAATTACATAAACCAAACCGAAACTCCAAATGAACCTCAGTTTATACCAATTGACATAGATGCCTTTGAATTTTTTGAAGGATTAAGCGATGTTCTTGAAGCTGAAAAAATACAAGAAACAGCATCTGCTAGAATTATTAGAAATGAATACGATAGATTGAATGAAAACAAGTTAAAGGAAACTGCTTTAAATAGTAGAATGGTTCCAACAATTTGTAAGTTTAATCTCAAAGATGCATCTAATGCAAGAAACTTGCCATACATACTAAATGTTAATGAGGCGTTTGGTGAAGATAATCTTTCTCCAAATATTGAAATTGACTCTCCAAGAAAGGTTGAGTATATGAACATGGAACATTTCCATATTAATAGAATTCCAAAAAGTTTACAAGGTAATGGTAGGCTTGATTTTAATAATTACACTGATTTTGCCGGTGACGGTGGTGTTAGTGTTAACAAATTAAAGGATACGTCTTTTAATTATTTTGAATCTTACTTTAATTGGAATGGATATTATGATATGGTCGATGATATTTGGTATGATAATACAGCCAAGAGATTATGGACTAAATTTGATGAAGGAAATAGTATTAAAAATTCTTCTACCGTTTTTAGAGGACTTAGATATTCTTATTTAAAAAGAAAAGAAAATATAAAGGAAGTACCAACTGAATTTATATCAGATTCGAATGTTACGGATTATAAGTTTGGAGTTGTATTTTCTTACTATATGGAAGTTGATTCCAATGGAAACCCAATAACCAACAATTCAGTGGTTGTAAGCACTGTGAAAAATGATGCTTTCAAATTTATTTGTATAGTTATCGAGCTAAATGTTGTTGAAAATAAAGAGGGAGAAATAAACAGGTATTTAATGTATACCTTAAAAGATATTAACGATATCGGAACAGGTTTACCTTTAAATACTGATATTCCATTCTTTATTGATTTTCAAAACTCTAGTTTTTCTGGAATAAATGATGAAGCTGTTTTAAATGCTTCAGCTCCTTCAGTTATTGATGGTACTGCTAAATTTACAAAATACGTAAGACCTGATGAATTTGGTGAATATTCTTGGATATATTTTACAGCATTAGGAGATACTTATGCTGTAAAAGTTGTTAGTATTTTAAATGATGAAAGCGTTCTTGTTTCAGGATGGCCGTATCTTTTTGATACCGCAACTGGTAAAGAAGTTCCTGGTGGAGTTAGATTAAATCCACAAGATTTTTCTTTAGTACCTTCTGCTAGTTATATTTTTAAATACTATCAGGGTGGTAAAAACGAGTTTGCAAATTTATTAAACGAAATAAATGCTTATAATTTCGCAAATAGATTTAATAAATTTGGAGAAGTTAATTATATTAACGTTGATAAATCAGGTAAAATTACAAATAATGATTTTGTTCTTTCGATAGAATCTGGAGTGGATGTTATTAAACCATCTATAATTAAATCAGAGACTGATCCTGATAGACCAAAGGCGTATCGATTATCTTCAGGAGAAATTGGAAGTATAATTGTAGATAGAGAAGATGGAGGATATATCGCAATGTTGAGAAGAATGAACGGAGACTATAATCCGCTTTTCAATAATGTAATAAGTTTTACAGATATTCACGCCGGAAAGGTATTACCATTCCAGCCAACACCGCCTGAACTTCCTCAAATAAGTGATAGAAATCTTATTATTTATAATTCTAATAATAATAGAGGAGTTGCATTTGAATCATATAAGAACAATAGCTCTGATTATGGATTTATTAATAATTATTTTTATCATAAAGTTAATGACGAGGATTCAAAAAGTATTTTAAAACTTTCTCAAACTTCTGATAAATTGCCGCTATATCCAGTTATTGGAGAGATCGCGATTGATAAAAAGAATATTAATTTGTTTAAATCGAAATATGCTAACGATTACTTTATTAAATCTTTACCAGGAGGTGCATTTAGAACAGCACATGGAACATTAAGTCCCGTAGAAAAGAAAAACTTTATGGTTTCAACGATCATGAAAGTTAAGGATTCATATGACATTACAAAATTCACTAATGTTCAAGAAAAAACATTAGAATCACTTGACAAGGTTAGGGTCAATAATGTTAATGTTGAAACAATACATTGGTTTGAAGACGAATATCAAGTTATCGCTGATTTTTATTTACCGGATGCAATACTAGGAGAACTTATTGAAGATGGAATTAGAATTAAATTTAAGAAGTATGTAAATCCGATAAATTCGTTTGGGGATAAATCTTCTATTGATGATGATTTAAAGTTGTATGCAAATGCAAATATTTCAACAAGATTTATTATTGATAACATTGATATTTATGGAGTTGAAGGAAAAGATCTTGCTACTAATTTTATATCTGTTTTGAATACTTCTGAATTAACTGAAAATGGTTTTAATAAATTAACAAACTTCAATATTCAAAGTTATCAAAATGATGGCTTAAGTTTTAGACTGATATATAATAAAAGACGTGGGTATACCTATAATTTCAAAGTCCATGTTAAAATACAAGCATAATTAATGGCTATTAATATTAAAGAAATATTTAAGAGTGATCTAGATCCAAACAGTACTGCCTGGTGGTCTAAAGACAAGATTGATAAGATTAATTTTAATTTTACTCAGTTGTCAAACGGTGGAATTCCAGGTCCTCAGGGATATGCTGGTATTGATGGTCCGTTTGGTCCAACAGGAGTTCAAGGTCCTCAAGGTTATATTGGTCCTCAAGGAAATCAAGGGCCACAGGGTCAATTTGCACCTGATGATTGGATTTATTATAATGATACTACAAATGATGTTGAATATTTATTCCCAAAGAAAAACGATTTAACGCCAATTCAATATTCATCAATAGTAATGAGAGTTGGTATTGATTCAACAGATCCATTATATACTGGTGTTGCTGATTACAATCAATATTCGATGCTTTCAAATATTAAAGTAACTAACGATCCTTTAAGTCCAAAAATAAACTTAAGATTACAACATGATGGTAAAGTTTCTGACTGGAGACTTTTAAATAATAACGGACAGGTAGAACTTCATATTGGTAAATTTGTAACTTCTGATGCTGGATTTGAATTAATACATCTTGCTGAAAATACTAAATTAAATACAATTGGAAATCTAGGAAATCCTCAATTTGCGCATGACCTTAAGTATTCACTAATAAAAATTAGTCAAAATAATTATGGAGGTGGCCAGCAACAATCAATAGCAATAGTAGATTCTGGAGCTCATTTCAGATCAAACGATACATTTATATATGATAAAACTCCTACAGAGGGGTTTATATTAGTTTCTTCAGATACTAACGGTACAACTGATTGGAAAAATAAGAAAAGTGTTTTTGAAAACTTTCCAATAGGTTCGATTATTTCAATTAGAGAAGAGGATTTTAATTCAAACAACTTTTATCTAAATGAAACTGTAAATCAAGATCCTGGAAATCCACCACTGAAAAATAAATACGGTAGAGGAAAGATAGGTACTGATTTTGAAGGATGGTATTTATGTAATGGAGAAACTTGGCAGTTTGACACAAATATTTCATCGTATTTAACACCGAACTTAAATTCTTTTAATTATACGATTGCTTCAAATGGAGGAGGACAAGAGTTGGTTACTAATGGAGATAATGCCCCAATAATAATTGGAGGTTATGATATATCGATGGAAGCGGTATATAGTGGTGTTGGTGAATATACAACACAGTTCACGAATGTATGGGAAGATAATAACACATCACCTACACCAAATGATACAATAGACTTAGGCACTTCAGGTGGTAATGTAGAACTATACGCAAGTAGAATGGTTCATATTGTTTATTTAGAAAGAAATGATTTAACATGGGTTAATGCTGATGGAAGTGCACCGCCACCGCCACCAGTAACAACTAATATTGATTTAGTTTATAGGGTAACAAACGGAGGAGGAACTCAAATTTGTAATATTATTACTCCGACTACAATTCAATATTCTTGGAATGGAGGAGCAATTACAAATTGGGAAAATTCAGGTACTCTTCCTGGTGTATACTTATATAATGCAGGAACAACTAATTTTGCAGCTTCAGGTTTTTATATGAGAATTTCTCAAAGTGGACAGAAGGTCTGGAGACAATGGAATAATGTAACTGCTACTTTTAGTTTGCCGACAACATGTTCTGTTTTAACATCAACTTACGTTGATTTAGTTTACCATGAAAACATCGAGGAATTAAATGGAGAAATTACCGATTTAGCAATTAGTGGTTCTCAGAATGGTTCGCTATCAACATATATAATAAATACTACGTCGTTTGAAACTGCAACTCAAATATTAGATCAAAATAATTTTATTCTATTAGAAGGTTGGTATCGTGAAGTAACATCTGGAAGCCCTGGTGTTAGAAGATATTGGGATGGTTCTAGTTTTCAAGGTGAAACATTAGTTACTAAATATATTTTAATGTTTAACGCTGGATTCCCAAATCCTTCAAATCCTCTTACAACATCAAGTACTAGTGGACATGCAGCATGTAACGTGATACCTTCATTTTCAAATTGGAAAACTTGTTATGTTGAAACTGATGACGTTAATGTTATTTATGATATTACAGTAGCTCTTTGGTCCGTATATGTTGAAGGATCCAGAATTTTTGTACATCAAAATTGGTTACCAAACGTTGGAAGCTTTAATCCAGTTACTCCACCACTTGTTAATATTATTAGTCAAAATGCACCTGGATCTTCTTTAAAATTTAGAAGAATCTATGAAAATGGAATGGGAATCGAAGCAGTACATTCTTCAGCGATAGATCAAACGTATGGTACAATCACACTGCCATTCCAGTGTCCATAAAAAAGGAATATATAATCTAAATATAGAATAAGAAATGATAGTAAACCTGAAACAGATAAATTTATCTGATAGTGATAATATTAAGCTTGACAAAATTAATTATAATTTTGATCAGTTAGTCGCTAATGGAGGTGGACCAATGGGACTTACAGGGCCTGTTGGTGATCAAGGAGCAACTGGAATTACAGGAGCTCAAGGTTATCAAGGTCCTATCGGTTTAACTGGACCTGAAGGAACTCAAGGAGCAAATAATACAGCATATTGGAAAAATATAGCAGGTGGTGGAGCAGTTCCTGTAGATACTATCTTACCTATACATAATCCAGCAATTAGTACACATCCGCCAGTAGTTAGTATTGGATTTATCAGTACTGATCCTGAATATGGTGTTGGCCAAAATCAAGTTTCTGGTCAATTACCATACCAGTGGATTATTAATAGAAGAACAAATTATTTACATAATTTAAGATTTACAAGTTCTGATGTTGTTGGAAATTCATTCAACTTTAGAATGGAAAACGACACTCAAAATTCCATCAACAAGTTTACGATGGGATTCCAAAATATTGCAAACACTTCACTTATTTGGCATGCTCAAAAACACATTTTCGTTGACAACACAACTGGAAATGAATTATTAAACATAAGCGATGCTAGTATTACATATTATAGAGATGTTGAATTTGACAGACCTGTTACAATTAACGGTCAATTAAAAATTGGAAATGCAAATGCAGCTGCGGATAAAATTGCAGTAGCTTCCGATAATAATGGTACTGTTGTATTTAAAAGTATCGATGAACTTGGAGGAGTAGTACCTTATGGAACTATAGTTTCGATTTTACCGTCTGTTTTTAGCAACAATTCAAATTTTGTAAATTCAGAAACAGTAACTTTAGCAAATATTGATGACATTTTAAAAATAAGTGTTGGTAAAGGAATTAATGATTATGCTGGCTGGTATATTTGTAATGGAAAAACTTGGTTAGGATCAAATTCACAGTTACAACATACAGTTCCGGATCTAAACTCATTCTCATATACAATACAAGATAATCAAGGTACTATAAATTTAAACAGTCAAGGTTCAGCAAACGTACTTAATAATGACGTCCACTTAGTTGGAGGTGCAGATATTAGCATGAGTGCTACAAATCCAGCTCCTAATGTTTATGGAATTTCTTCAACAGTAGCAACAACAGATACTCCAATTTCTACATATTCAGGAGGTACTTTTAAAATTAAAAAGCTTCCTCAGATAATTTATTTAGGAGATGAAGATTGTTATTGGCAAGATATGGGAGGAAATCAAGCTCCTTCTGGTAATAACTTATATGCAGTAGATGACTTAAATAATACAGTTTCTGGTTCACCAACACAGCAAATAGCATATGGACCTGCAACACAAGGAAGTTCATATACAACATTTATTCAAGTAACTGCAGCTGCTGGTTATTATTTCGCGACACAATTAAGCGCACTTGGATTTACAGCAGGTACTGGATATTCAGTAACAAATGTTGTTATGGGTTCAGGAACTTACCCAAATACATTTACATTAACAGTACAAGTTTCAGCGCATGGAGCACCTGGCGCAATGAGAGGAATTACATGGGATAGCACTAACGACGTAGAATTAATACCAGAAAGCACAGTAACATACCCAACTCCTGTATCGTATGCATCGGTTGATGGAATAACTGATGGTTCAGTATTTGAAGTGTATGATTTAGGTACTGATCCTAATTCAGCCGGAACATTAATGACAACAGGCACTGTAACTGCAGTTAATGGTAGCGTTAGATATATTAAATATAGAATTAAGGCGTCAGATCATTTCTATAAGTTTATTAGCCCAAGTTTATCTAATTTTTCATTTACAACTATAGCAAATACTGGTGTTGGCCAATTCACTGAACATTCGGTAATAGATCTTAATGGAAATGGAAAAACTATAGACTATATCATCAAAGATAATAATTTTGGTCAATATAATCCAGGAGGAACATATCAAATATTTGCGTATATTAATGCATCCGCTGTTGTATATACTGACCTTGTAAATCAAGGTAATAATGGAGGCACTTTCACTTATACTGGATCTGGAAGCAGTAGCCCAATATCAATATCAGGTTCTGGTACAATGAGAGTTAGACCTGGTGTTAGTGCAGTTGTTAGATTTAGATTATCATCAAACACTTACATAAATGGTGGTTCTGCTGGATGTAGCTTTAATGGTAACAACTTTACAGGAACATTCCCTACAGTTACAACAACGCCACAGACAATATCGGCTTCTCCATCTCAATTTAATGCAGTAGATAACGTACTCGTAACAATGTATGGTAATGCTAACATTAGTACCGGTGGTGGAGGTACATTTGGATCTGCCGGAATATCTTTAGAATACTCTTCTGATGGAGGTAATGCTAACATTAGTACCGGTGGTGGAGGTACATTTGGATCTGCCGGAATATCTTTAGAATACTCTTCTGATGGAGGTAATACATGGTTACAATGCGGATTCTAATATTTTAAAAATATGATATACATTACTAAAATAATAAATTGGATTAAAAATCTAAAACTAACTAAGACCGATATTCTTTATATTGGTCTTATAGTGTTTATTCTGCTTTTTTTACAACAATGTAATTCTAATGCTTCCTTAAAAAGAGAAATTAAGCAGGTAGAAGTTGTTGCTAATAGAGAACTTAATAATTATAAAGCTAGTCAAGATACTATTAAAATTGTAAGAAACGAAAATGGAGAATTAGTTGCTCAAAAATTAGCGTATGAATTCGATATTAATTCTTTAAATGACGCTAATAAAAAAGCGATTGCAGATTATCAAAAGGCTCTTAATTTGAATAAAGACATTAAGAATATAAATTCACTATTAAGAACAGAGATTAGAGTTAAAGATTCAATCATTAATTCAAAAGGTACTGTGATTAAAATAACTGATTCGACATCAACAATTAAATTCAGTGATGATAAAAATTGGGATAAATATAATTGGAGAAGGTTTAATGCAACATTAGATGTTTTAAGAAATACAAAAACAAATAATCTTACAGTAACTTCTAATAGATTTGATTTCGAACAAGGTATTGAGTTAAAAGCCGCAATCTTAAACGAAAATGGAGTTAACTCACTAAAGATAACAACACCTTACCCTGGAATTGAATTTACAAATATTGAAAATATTAATTTAGTTAACGATAAACTAAATCAAAAAAATGAAAAGAAAGCTGGATTTTCTATTGGTATCGGCGCTGGATATGGGATTAATTTAACACCAAATATCGTAATAACAGTAGGACCTCAAATTGGAATTGGATTATATTGGTCCCCAAAATGGCTTAGATTTTAAAAAATTATAAAGAAATGGCAAAATCATCAAGATTCCTAAGAATAGACGATGACGTTCTAATGGAATTCATCTATCACGATCAATCAAATGTGGATTTGGTAAAGATCGAAAATGATAATAATGGAAGTCAACTTAAGTATTTGAATACTGTTGACGGTGATGATAGTGCTTCTAGATTTTTAATCCATGAACTTGGAGCTGACGTTGTAGAATTTACAGTTAGTGCTTCAAATGGATATGTTGTTATAAATAATTTTGCAAGCAGACAATTATTACTTGCAAATGGAAAAACTTACAAGTTTGATCTAACTGATTCAAGCATTGATAATATCGCTGGATTTAATATTCCTAATGGGAATGGATTTTTAGTAGGTTCAATTTACGTATATACTCCAACTACAAACGGAAAATATTCTTATGAATATACTGATCTTTCAGGATTCGAATTTATTGGAGGTCAAATAGAAGTTTCAAATAGAGCAAATTCTCTATTTTCAGTTCCAGTTGCACAAACAGGAAATGACATTAAAACAGCCGCCGGAGAATCTGGAAGATACTATGCAGTTCCTGGAGGAATTGATGGCACTTGGGCTCTTCTTACAAATGGTTTGAATTATTTAGATTCTACTGAATGGAATGGAACTGATTCTACAGGACTTGGTGTAGTATCTTCAAACACAGTACAAGCTGTATGGTATGATACAATTAAGTTACATTTAAAAACTGGATATTCTTTTAGTGGTAGAGGATATGATGGATTCTTATTTCAAACTAAAGTTAAAAGAAACTCTGGTGTTTATAACTATTTTAACTCAACAGTTTACTTAAATAGCTCAAGTTTTGAGATTCAAAATCCAAACCCTTTTATTTTAGGAGAAACTTCATATTCAAAATATATTGAAATCAAGGTACCTTCATTGGTTCAAATGTTTTCAAATACAACAAATGAAGATTTTAAAAATACGTTCTTTGGTTCTCCTGGAACTTTAGAATCAATCCCAACTTCTATTAATTATGAATTTGATTTTAAATTAATCAGTGAAGTTTTTGTAGACAATGGATACGAATATATTAAATTAGGAGAGGGAAAATCAGTAGTACTTCCACAAGAAGACGAATTTGTTGATTTAGCTGTTAATATAGAACATGCAACTGATGGAGATTACTTCAATATTTTTGGAACAAAGGATGGATCAATAGCTGGATTTGAAAACTATATTAATAGTAGAATGCAAACACCAGGAGATGATTTAACTGTTTTCTACGAAGTTCAAGTAAGCGAGCAGTTAGGTCTTAATTATATTAACACCTTTACAAATACATTTACACAAACCTCAGAATTTGATAAACCAATCGTATTCAGGCCGGTAATTATGAACTCTTCGATTTCAAGTAACTTTTTGATTACTGTAAATATGCGAGTTTATAATGAAACCGATAATACACAAATATTAAAGGTTGCTTCTATTATATATGGACAGCCTAAAAAATATGGTAAGAAATTATTGAAGTTAAACTTAAATTCAAGTTTTGCTCCTACTGTAGTTTACAATACCTTACCAAATACTAGTGTTAATAGAGAACTTAATGCCTTTGTTAATTCAATTAGACCAACTGTTGGCGAAACTAAATATGTTCCTGTAGCACTCGATACTTATGGTATTATGGCTGGAAGTGCAAATGTTACAGTTGATGGAGCAAATGCTTCTGCAACTAACGGATTTGTCTATGAAAAAGAAGGAATTGGTACTATTAATCTATCAAAGGTTTCTGATAACTTTATTAAGTTTAAAGTTGTTCAACCTGATGGAGATACATTAAAGTCGATCAGTTTAGTAAATGCTGAAGACATGGTTCTTATAATTAAAAGTGGAACTATTGAACAAAGAATTTCACATGACCCTGGATTTCCAGGAGTTGATATGGGAGCTGGAGAAGTTTTCTTTAAAATACCGAAAGCTGTTGCAGTTAGATTTGATCAGTCAGATGCTAATCAATTTGCAGACAAATTTTACATAAATATTAAAAATGGAAGTACAGAATCACTATTGTACTTCGGTAATGTTAACATCGTATAATGATTTTAAATAGTAGAAATAACTTATTCAATTTTAAATTCCCAAGGACTTTTATTCCTAAGGAAGTTGCTGACAAATATCGCAAGTATTTGAATAGAATGCCAGGTAATTTAATTACTGAGCCAATTGATTTTATAAACTATTCAATTCAAGGTGTTAATCTTCCGGGAATATCTTTTGATCCGATTCAAGTTTCACCAAACGACGGTACAATAACATATCATAGAGGTTCTATTCCGATACAAAACACAATTGATCGTCAGTTTAAAGTTACAATGCAGCTCTTAGATGGTTACATTAATTATTGGATAATGCAGGATACGCTTCTTTATTATTATTCTAAAGCAGTAAAAGAACCTTGGATAAACGATATTAAATTACAAATCATGGATGCTGAAGGAATTCATATCATCAGTGCTGTATTTGAAAAACCAATAATGAATTCGATTTCAGAACTTGATTTAAACATGAGTTCTAATGTCGCTGAATTTACAACATTTGATTTAAACTTCTATTATAATAAATTTAATATTGCATTAGAAATAGATTAAGATATATAAGTATATGAAAACATTTTTAGATTATATGGCTGAGCAAAACATGACACCAGTCGAACTACAGATATTAAATGAGTCTCTTCAAACTGAATGGACTGATGAACTTGAAGCTAAAGTTGATGCTGCTCTAGAGGAATTCTCTAAGACCTATAGAAAAGAGGACGGATCTTATGACATTAATGCATTTAATGAGCAAATAACAAATGAAGGTATTTTAGGAAGTATCTTTGGTGGACTTGCTGGATTTGCGCTTGGTAAAACTATCGGTAAAACAGTTGCAAATATCTTAGGAATCCAAAGTGGAATTATGTATGACATGCTAACTTCAAGATTAGTTGGTGCCGCTCTTGGTGCTTCTCTTGGTAAAAACATTTAAATGAATTTCGTAACAATTGACTTTTCGTTAAATTCTCCAGGTATTTGTATCTTTTCAGATAACAAGTACAATTTTATTGGGTATTTAAAACCTAATTCTGGAACTAAAGCAGAACAAAAGATTCAAGAGGAATTAAATCTTCTTGAAGATACACAGATCTCTCATCAACCTGACTGGACTAATAATGAAGCTTACTCAAAAAGCGAAATGATTAAGATCCAAAGACACACTCAAACAGCGAACGATATCATTAATATGATTATTGAAATTACAGGCGATGAAACTCCTTTTGTGATTGCTTTTGAAGGTTCTTCTTATGGTTCTTCTGCTGGGACTAATAATATTATTGACATGGCTGCTGGAGCCGCAATCTTAAAAATGGAAATGATGTCGAGGCTTACAGTCTTAGACATGATGACAATTGCTCCTTCGACAATTAAGAAACATGCTGGAAAGGGTAACATGAAAAAGGACGAGCTGTGGGTTAAATTCCTGGAAAATATTCTTAATGATTCTTCGTTGGAAAACTCGTCACTGCTTAGATTCTGTCAAAACGAAATCGGTTCGGTTAAAAAAGTTCCGAAACCTCTTGATGACTTAGTGGACGCTTACTTTTTAAATCATTTAGCCAGAAGTTTATTTTACCCAGAGGCTTAAAGACTTTAGTTATATTCACTATGTGAGTTTTTGTTTCAAAAGTACTTAAAAATATTTTATAAACAAAAAAGAGAGTCTTCAGGTGTCACATTTCCCAAATAAAAAAGATATATATTATTATAGAAAGTGAAACAAAATATTCATTCTCTATATAACTATCATAAGTTAATTAAAGGGCCCTTAAAAACTTAGAACAATTAAAGTATTAACAAAAATTAAAGCAATTAAAGACATGGCAGATTTTGACATTTTTAACCTAGGAGTATCAGACGTTGAAACTCACGAAACACAAGCTTCATCTGGAAGCGATCTTTACAAACCCACAGCGGACGATGGTAAAGATGGAACATACAAAGCAATGATTCGCTTCGTTCCAAACCCTTCAAACCCAAGAAATTCATTAGTAAAAAAATACGTACACTGGTTGACGAATGCAAACGGTGATGGTAAAATGGTAGATTCTCCATCGACAGTTGGTGACAAATGCCCTATTGCAGACGTATTCTTTAAATTACGTAAAAGCGATTCAGCTGTTGACCGTAAAATGAGTGATAAACTTAAAAGACGTGAACAATATTTTGCTCTTGTTAAGATTATTAAAGACCCACAAAACCCAGAATTAGAAGGTCAATATAAGATCTTTAAATTTGGTTATAAAATCAAAGAGAAAATTGACGAAGAATTAAAACCAGCATTTGGTGAGCCAACTCAAGTATTTGACTTATTTGCAGGTAAAAACTTTGAGTTGATTATTACTCGCCAAGGAGATTTTAACAACTACGATAAATCTAAATTCTCTTCTAAAACGAGTCCAATCGATATGAGCGGTACTCCAGCAGAAAGAAATGCAGAAACTATGGCAACAATTAAAGCTGAATTAGATGCAGCTCCAAGTTTAGAGCCATACGAATACAAAGCATGGGATCAAGAAACATTAGATTTCGTTAATAGTATCTTAAGAAACTATTTAAACCCAGGAGATTCTTTAGATAGCGTTGTTAACAAACAGGCTGCTAAAAAATCACCAGCAAAGACTGAAAAAGTAGCTGAGACTGCGGGTGGATCTTCAGATTTTGAATTCCCTGAATCAATGACATCAAGCCCAGGTTCTACAAACGTAGATTCATCTGACGACTTAGATGATTTCTTAAATGATTTAGATATTTAATATAATTTAGGTAAGATTAGAGGGTCAAGTGTAAACTTGGCCCTTTTTTCATATATAATAAGTATGCAAAATCAAAAAATAACAGAGGAACTTAAAGCAAAAATCAGGAGCTTGGTAAAACAAGCAATTGTAAAAGCTCATCATGAGCCGAGCAAGCATATGATTAAAGAGATGCCAGGTAGGATTACGATGGCATGTCCTTATTGCGGTGACTCAAGTACTGACCATAAAAAGAAACGTGGTAATTTGTATTGGGACACTTTGCAATACCACTGCTTTAACTGTTCAACACATTCAAATGCATACCAATTATTAAAAGATCATCACATCAAGTTTCAAAGCACTGATGATTCCATCCAAGTTATTGATTACATTCAAGAGCATAAAATGGAAACCAATGACATTGAAGTTCTTGAGCATGATGTTTTTAAAATGACACATGATTTATCTCCAACTCGAGCTCAAATTAGAGAATGGTTTGGATTCAAAGAAGTCGAAGCTGGCGATCCAGCATTCTTTTATCTAAGAAAACGTTTACTTTCTAATAAATTAGACCGCTTCATGTATTCTCCAAAAGATAAAAGAATTGTTGTATTAAATCTAGCACCTCAAGATAAAGTGATCGGGTTTCAAACTAGATCCCTTGAAAAGAAGGCAAATTCTCGTTATTTAACATATGACCTTGAAAAGATATATGAAGAGGCAAAGCTGGAGTTAACTCTAAGTGAAGAAGAATTAGTAAGTGTTAAGAAACTTTCCACCCTTTTCGGTGTTATGTTAGTTGATTTTCAGAGAGAAGTTACAATGTTTGAAGGACCTATCGATGCCATGTTTATTTCAAATTCAATAGGACTTGCAACTGCAGGTAGATCAACTACCGAATTTGATGAGATACCGACAATTCGATATATGTTCGATAATGATACTACTGGTAAAAAGAAAATGATGGAGAAACTAAAACGAGGCAAGAAGATTTTTACATGGGAAAAGTTCTTTAAAGATACTAAGATTGATTTGGAATGGGATAAATTCCTATCGAAAATGGACAAAAATGAAAGGGATAAATATCCTAAACAAATAGGCGATTTAAACGATTTAGTTATTTCGGCATGGATTACAAAGAATTCATGTTTATCTAAAATAAATGATTATTTTTCGGATTCAAAACTTGATGCATATCACTTATGATAAAAAAAGATTTTTTACAAATGATCGAAGAGCAATTCGAAGACTTTGAAAACGAAAGAAACAAGAGAAAAAACCTAAAGTTGATGATTGATTTCATGTCAACTAATATTTCTCATGAAGGCAAAGAATTTACAATGACGAAACCGAAACTTAAGGCAAAGTTTAAAAGTTCGGTATACATTAAAGAAACAAATAAGGGAAATTCACTTTTTTAAAGCAAAAATTATATGACAGAATCCAAAGATAAAATTCAGCAGCTTGATCAGTATTTAATTAAACAGAGAGAGGATTGGACTTCTAAAATAAAAGGATTAACCGAAGAATTAAAAATAGGTAATAATCTAGAAGGCGTAAGTGCTTACACGCTTAGTTATCGCCAAATACTGGTTGAACACTTAGCAACCATGGGGAATCGTATCAAATCCCAAAAAGCAACAGTAGACAAGAGATATAAAGATAAATGGGTTGAATATTATAGCTATGACTATAAATTAACCGATAAAATGCGAGAAAAGTTTGTTGAAGCAGACATCGCAGATGATACAACTATCCTTGAGTTATTAGTGACTCAAAAAAGTTTTTTTGAGGGATCAATTAAGACACTTGATAATATGGGCTTTGCAATAAAGAATCGTCTAGATATTTCAAGGTTGTAAAAAAGATCGAATGAAGTTTGATTTTAACATTAACAGAAGACAATCAATATTTAAGAATTGATGAAGCTACTGAAATTGAGTTAGAGCAGATTAGAATCTCTTTAACCAAAAGAATAGAAAGTTGGAGGTTTCACCCTCTTGTAAAACGCGGAGTTTGGGATGGATACGTATCATATATTAAAGATGATAAATGGATTCCTGCCGGACTTTGGCGTCATATCATGTCAATATGTAAAGAATACAGATTTGAACTTAAAATCGAAGGTATTAAAAGACTTATTGACTCAAATATTAACGCAGAACAATTTGAAGAATGGGCATTAGACTTCTTTAAAGGTTCACAGTTCACTCCTCGAGACTATCAAATCGAGACTGCATATAACATTTTAAAGTTTAGAAAGTGTCTTGCAGAGTTAGCTACATCTGCTGGTAAGACACTGATTAGTTTCATGACTGTTGCATATATGCTTGAAAAACAACACGCTACCAGAATACTTTTTATTGTACCGAACGTTTCATTAGTAGTACAGGCTCATGAAGATTTTCATGAATATAACTACCGAAACCGAATTGATTTAAGAATCCAACAAATATTTGCAGGACAAGAGGTCAAAAACAATAAAAATATAATCATTGGAACATATCAATCTTTAATTAAAAAAGATGCAGCATACTTTGCAGAATTCGACGCAGTTATTGTTGATGAAACTCATAAGGCAAAAGGAGCATCAATCAAAGAAATCCTGAGCAAATGTGTTAATGCAAAATATAGATTTGGACTTTCAGGTACCATACCAAAAGATGGAACTCTAGACAAATTAACCTTAATGAGTCAGACAGGACCTGTTATTAGCGAAGTTAAGGCAAGTTTCTTACAAGAACAAGGACATATTGCACAGTGCGTCGTTAAAGTTATTGAAATGAACTATGCAACTCCAAAACAGAGAACTGCATTTATGGAACTTGCACAGAATAAATATGACAGTAAGGACGTATTTTCATTAGAACAAAACTTCGTAATCACGAGCGATGCCAGACTTAATTTTATCTCAAACGTAATTTCAAGAATACCCAGAAATTCACTAGTGCTTTTCCATCGTATCGAACATGGTCAAAGATTATATGAAAAACTGCGACAAGAAAGTAATAAGCGAGTATTCTATGTTGATGGTGGAACAGCTTCAGATATTAGAGAGGAATATAAAAAGAAGATGGAAGCTGGAGAGGAAATTGTAATTGTTGCAAGTTTTGGAACATTCTCTACAGGTATCTCGATCAAAAAAATTCACAACATATTTTTCACGGAATCATTTAAGTCTGAAGTAATTATTAGACAATCAATTGGTCGTGGATTGAGACAACATCACTCAAAAGACAAAGTATTAATTGTCGATTTCGTTGACGATATTAGAACAATAGAGTGGGATAATTACCTTTATAAACATGGAAAAGTAAGGCAATCTATATACAAACAAGAGAAATTCGAATACACTGTAAAGAAAGTGGATTTTGATGGAGATATATAATTAACATAATAACTTATTAAAAAATAAAAAAAGAATATGTCAGTACAAAAAATTTCATCATTTAAGTCCTTTACTGAGGTTAAAAACCAAACAAAGGCAGCTCAACTTCACGAAGAAGGTAAAGCCAAAAGAGCAGAAATCGTATCTAAAATCGGTGCAGCTCTTGAAGAAATGGGTGTTACTTCACTACAAGAATTAGATGAAGAAAAAAGAAATGCCTTAGTTGCTAAAATCTTTAATGAAGATGAAGCAGAAGAAATCGAAAAAGATATTGTTAAATTAGGTGAGCCTAAAAAAGAAGATCCTAAAAAAGGTGAAGAATTAACAAACGAAGCAGTTATCAACGAAGGTACAAGATCTCAAATTGGTAAAATTGACAAGTCTGGTAAAATTGTATCAACTTATGTACACTATGATGGTTATCCACAAAATATGGTACCATTGTTAAAAAATTATAAAGACGCAAAATCAGTAGATCAATTATTAAAATTGGGTAAGGCTGGTATTTCGTACTTAGATGCTAAAATTGGTGATAAACCAATGGATTTCAGTAATCCAGAAAAAGGCATCACGTTATTTTACGGAAGAGATAGAAATGAAAAAGGTGACATGACTACTAAAGCTGACGTTAAAAACGTAGCTAAATATTTAAAAGGTGTTGCAAATCAATCAGGTGCAGAATACGCTTATTTATACGACGAAAGAGACGGTAAATGGTACATGGCTGACACTTATGAAGATAAAGAATTAAAGCCAGTTGCAGAATCACTTTTAACTGAAGGTAATGCATTTGGTGCAGCAGTTACAAAAGCTAAAGAAGACGGAGAAGAAGAATTTGAATTTCAAGGTAAAACTTATAAAGTTAAAGAAGACAAAGCATCTGAGTTTGATGTAATTGACGATGTGTTTGAAGCTAATTATAATGTTTCAAGATCTGCTATCAGTAGAATGGGTGGTTTAGTGCCAATTAAAGAAATGAACGCTTTATTAGATTGCGCAAAATCCGTAATTGAAGATTTAAGCGATGAAATGTTTGAATTAGACGAAATTATTGGTTATATTGCATATAGAATTAATGATAAATTTGAAGGCCTTTACGAATCAGAAGTTAATGAAGGTTCTCATGGAATGGCAACTAAATTACTTCAAGGTATCGTAGATGGTGATTCTTCAAGTGCTGAAGGTATCAAAATGTCAAAAGAATTAGCACAACATTTTATCGATTGGATTAGAACTTCTCCATACGGAAAGAAAAATGGTAATTTACCATTAGAAATGTTAGTTAAAGCATCATTTAACTGGGGTATTGAAAGAAGCTTAGATTCTAAATTAAAAGCAGAATTAAAGTCTTTAAAAGATTCTGTTAGCGAATCAGTTGAAAACGATGACGTAAACGAAGCAAGATCTATTAATAAGATTCAAACTGAGTGGACTAAAGTTACTAATGCAATGAAAGACACTGCAGCTAGTTGGAAAGCGGCTGAAGGAGATGCTAAAACTGCATTATTAAATACCTTAAAAGAAATGACAGCTAAAAAGAAAGCTTTAGAAGCTGAATTAGATGCAGTCGTATCAGATAAAGATAAAGACTTAGAATTAGCAATGGAATCTATGGTTTTAAAATTATATTCAGTCGATGAAGGTTTTGAAGTTCATTATTCTGATGGTGTTAGAGCAATGAAGAAATTCGGTAATGAAAAACAAGCTATTGATTTTGCAAAAGACTTAATCAAAAATAAAAAAAGTTTACAATT